CCAGGATACCTGCTGGACGGGAATATATCCCCAGAGTAAAGAAGTGCCATAGTATTATTCTTACTATACTGGGCTACAAACATTCTTCTCGCTAGGATACAAACAAAATGTACTGGCTCAAGCTCGCGTTTGTCGTCGTTCTGTTCGTTGCCCTCACTCCGGGCGTTCTCCTCCGCCTCCCCCCGGGCGGATCGAAGCTGACCGTCGCCGCTGTCCACGGTGTCGTGTTTGCCCTCGTGTACCACTTCACCCACCACGCTGTGAGTGCAATGCTCGGCGGCCGCGAGGGTCTTGCTTCCTGTTCGTGTCAGCATGGAAAGTGCGGAGCTGACAAGACCAAGTGCATAAGCTGCGAGAAGGGTTACAAGCTAGAGCCGGATGGCACGTGCATTAAGCCCGGGGCGTAATTACTTCTTACTCAATCACCAAAAATGATTCGCCGCGAGGAACCCTGTCAATGAGATAAGGCGTTCCGAACTTCTCAATTTGCTTGCGAGGCACTGCCGTATCTCGGCAGTACCTGGCAATCGCCTTGTACAGATTGAACCCCCGGTACCGTTCGCTGAAATCCCCATTCTGCGGATCACGGAACAGTACCGATTTTCCGTCGGGAAGTGTCAGCCATGTCATGAACATCTTAAATAACGGATTTGACGTGTACTCATCATCGGGACCCTTCGGAAAACAGTCCCAGAAGAGTGACGTAGCAAGACGCACAAGATCAAACGAAGGGTTCGGCTTGATTTCAGTGTACTTGGAATTATAGAACGGAGCAATGTTGTACTGCCCCCCCGCTTCCTCGTCCTGATGAAACTGGTCGGACATAAAGAACTTCGAGTCTTTCAGTTTCGGAACCTTGACTGAAAACGATGCTCGGTCAAAGTCGATGATTTTAATGAGCTTGCCGTAGGTAGGAACACGATAACTCTTGCCCCCCACATTGTAGTAGAAGAACTCGGAAGTCGTGGAAACGTACATGACGTTCATCACGTGCAGATCGTTGTGAACGAACGCGAACGTCCGCTGGGCGTACGCCAGAGCAAAAATCACCTGAGCCATCCACGCACACCGCCTTGCCACATCGGACGTCTCCTTGAACAGAAGGTACAGTGTCCCCTCGCACTTCTCCATAACCGTGATCTGGATAGGGGCATCCTTGAAGATCGCGTGGGCAAACGCCTCGTCAAACTCATCCTGTGAAAACCCTTCGCCGGTCTCATCGCTCTCGCTATCTTCATCATCACTGTCTTCGCTATCACTTGCGGCTGAGTGAACCTTGAATACGTAATCTGTTGAACAACTGTCTGATTCGCCCATATCGTCGTGCGTATCTTCTGGCTCATACTGTATGATGTCCACTGGTGGAGATGGGAGAGCAAGGGGTTCGAGTTCTACTGCACCTATATCTATGGACTCCGTCGCATCAGAAAGTTCAAGCACTGGGAGTTCCGCCTTGCGGAGACGCAGGTCGAAAAAGTGTCCGATGTTCTGAGAGAACCATGGACGATCGCACAGATCCTCGTAATCGTCTGAGATATCCAAAACATGCTTTTCAGCGATTCCAGAGAACACGCCGTACACTTTCGGGAAATGTTGGCACCCAGATTCCGAGAGAACTACAGAGGCTAGGGCTCCGACGTATGCGGCATTGTAAGGACTTTGGATACGCAGGGGTTCCGATACCGTATCATCTGTGTTTGGAAGTCCCGTTCCCGCATAGTCCCCGTGCATGACCCGGTACGGCGAGAACAGCATCGTTTTCTTGAGATGGATCGGAACCTCTTTTCCAGACACGTAGACACTTGACTCCGAACTGATCGTTTGGATCGGAAGCTGGAGTTTCAGTCCGTAGTGGTACGGCATACGGACATTCTCCAGCTTGAACAGTTTCTGGATGGAAGGAAAGTAGGGCTGGATGCGGCGAAGACCCCAGAGTTTCTGCGACTGTTCCTGGAGTCCCGGAAGGTTCGAGTACTTCTGAACATCCAATTGGACGTTGGATGTTCGCAAGTCGGGCGTAGGTTTAGGCATTCCCGTTATGTTTACTTCCCTGCTTTTTGCTTGTCACTGTACCGCAGTGATCCGTCGATGATAGACCCTTCGGCGGGGAATACTCGGTCAAAGTGTGACCCTACAAACGTATCAAAAATGTAAGTCAGTTTTTTGGTAAGATCTCCCAGGAAAATAAAGATGGCGAACATGAAGAACAGACCAGCAGTGTAGGAGTCCACGAAATCTTCCAGCCCTCTGCGGACAGGGATAATTGGAGCTGATACGTTTATAAAGTAGACCAGCCAGAAGGCCACCACTCCAATAATACTCACTTCGGCCGATACATCAAAGAGCTGATACCCCAGCCCTCTGGCCTCCCATTTTTCGTTGAACTCGTCAAATAGGTAGTAGAGAATATACGACAGAAACGCTCCAGCGATTGTATAGATCACCGAGTAAATCGCAATATTCCCTGTGACTCGCACAGCATCCCCCGAGGTCAGATGGATGGTATGAATCGTGTATGCGTGGGTATTTTTTGACATTATTTACTCCTGTGAAAATACTAAGGAAGGAGATGAACTTTAACATTCGTCAATTCAATATGGATATGATCAAACAGAGATGTGCGATTGATTCACGCAAGTCTCCTATGATTGTGATTATTGGTAAGAAGGATACCGGAAAATCCTTCTTGGTTCGTGATATTCTGTTTCACAACCAGGATGCGTTCCCGATTGGAACTGTGATTTCCGGAACAGAGGTGGCAAACCGTTTCTTCCAGGATATGGTTCCATCCAAACTCATTCATGACAAGTACAAACCTGAAATTATCATGAACGTCATTCGGCGTCAGCTGGCTTTGAAACAACAGCGTGGAGCGGGTGCGTCAAACGTAGACCCCCGTGCCTTCCTTATTCTAGACGACTGTCTCTACGACGCTTCGTGGATCAAGGAGGAGTCTACCCGCTACGTATTCATGAACGGCCGTCACGTTGATCTCTCCACCATGATTACCATGCAGTACCCCCTCGGTATTACCCCTAATCTCCGCACGAACGTCGATTTTGTCTTCATTCTTCGCGAAAACATTCTGGGCAACCGCCGCCGTATCTACGAGAACTACGCAGGTATGTTCCCCTCCTTCGAGATGTTCTGTCAGTTCATGGATCAGTGTACGGAAAATTACGAGTGCCTCGTGATCTGCAATTCGTCGAGCTCGAACAAATTGGAAGACCAGGTGTTTTGGTACAAAGCCAGCGATCACCCCCAGTTCCACATGTGTGCGGACTCCCTGTGGGTGGATAACAAGCCGTTTATGTCCACGATGTTGGCAGCTAACGACTACAATGCCGAGCTGGCATCGCAGAGGCGTGGTCCATCCGTGTGGGTGAAAAAGACAGGGCATAGTTGATTACTACTCTCGCATGGCTCCCTCTGCTGGGTGAACGGGCTTCGCGAGATCCTGAAGCTGATTCTGCTCTGCCCTACGCTTGGCATTCTCCTCCTTCTGAGCCTTCACTGACGCCTCACGCTCCTCGGCAAAGAACAGCTCGCGATTCGCCTCGTTCTCCTTGTACTTCCGCATGATCTCGTTCAGCTGCGAGTTCGCGTACTCCACGTTCTCCATGAGGTGCTCGGACGGCTCCCACGGCAGCCAGCAACCCATACGACCGATCATGAGGTTGTCCTTCGGGTACTTCCGCTGGAGAACCTTGCACCACAGCTGAGCCTCCTCGTACGACGGGAAGGCACGGCGAACCTTGACACCACGAATATTGCACTGGAAGTTGTTCGCCTTGTCAAACGCCTCCTGCACCTCCTTCTCGTGCTTCAGGAGAAACACCTGGTACTGCTCCGGGACATCCGAGTTCTTCAGCTCGTCGCGGTGCGTCTTCTCAAAATCGTGGATATCCTTCATGACATCGTCAATCTTGAGGGAATACTTCTTGGCGAGGAAGTCAGCCAGGTGCTCCAGTCCCTTCACCTTGAAATCGTAGTCCGTCCACTGCAGGAACTTCTTGAAGAAAAAATCCTGCTTCCGCTCAATCACCTTCTCGGGTGAAATGAAGGACACAATACAGTAACGCTGGTTGGGGAGCTCGGGATCCTCATCGAGGTAGTCTACCACACCGTCGTCGTCCACCTTCGGAAGCTCAACCTTCTGCCGAGAGCTCATTTATACTTCCCCTCTCTAGACGTTAAAATGCTTTTTTCCCGCGGGAGTATACAAACAAACAAATGTGGGGAATGGCTGTATATGCTGCTGTCCTGTTCTATCTCCTCACCCCCGGCGTCCTGGTTCGCCTCCCTCCCGGGGCGTCCACGATGACGGTGAACCTCACCCATGCCGCAGTGTTCGGTGCCGTCTGGATGCTCACTCACAAGATGGTGTGGAAGCTCGTCGGACACAAGTAAACCGTTAAGCTTTCATCAGCATGATTCCCGCAAACGTCAAGACAAGTCCGACATACTGTATCGGCTTCTCTAGACGATCTCCCAGAACCACGTATGCCGCCGCACTTTCCAGGATCCCCGAAATTCCGTCCCACATGCCGTTCACGTACAGGACGTTACCGTGTCGCAATGACTGTATGAGGAAGAACACGACGCCCGCGTATCCTGCGATACCGTGGTAAAAGTACGTCAGGTTGTTTGTCTGGGCGTAGAACCTCAGGGCAAAGTCTCCATAGATCTCTACGATGGATAAGAGGACAATAGACGAAAAAGCTTTATCCATTATTCTTCTACTCAGTGAATTTCAAGATCAGAACCCCACCTCCAATCATCGCAATCGCAAGGTAGTCGTGGAGGTGCAGTCGTTCCTTGAAATAGAGGACTCCCACCGTCGTTGTCGCCATAACTGACAGACCCGACCACAGGGCGTTGGTGAAGGCCAATCCAGTGAGCTTGAATGTCTGAACCAGCATCAGTCCGACGATTGAATAAAAGAATACACCGAGGAGGAAGAACCGCCAGTCTTCTATGGATGTCTTGAAACAACTCATCGCACAGGTTTCCAGGGAGACGATGGCTAGAACGTATAAAATAATAACGACATACGTCGAGATCATTCCTTATTTACTTATTCCAAACCCACCTGAATTTTTCTCCTTCTTCAAGTATAAACAAATGTCCGATCCCTCTGCCAAGGCTGCCCCCGCCCCGTCTGTTGGCATTGATGTTGCCGACCTCGTTAAGCGTCTAGTCAAGTACGCCCTGGAGGGCCTCGCCGTCGCCGTCGCATGCTACCTGCTCCCGGGCAAGAAGCTCCGCGTCGACGAGATCGGCACGATCGCCCTCACTGCCCTCGCCGTGTTCGCCATCCTCGATATCTATGCCCCCTCTGTCGGCTCCTCGGCCCGCACGGGTGCCGGCTTCGGTATTGGTGCCAACCTCGTTGGATTCCCCGCCCGCTTTTAAGACAGCGAACTCGTATATGTAAAGAACAATGTTTCGGTATAACGGAGAGTGGTATACCGTAAAGCCCCATATTCTGGGTGAACCCGAGCGTCAAACACATAGTCTTATGTGGAAATTGGCTTCTGGTACTCCTCAGCACCAAGCGTATCGTGAATGGTATGCTCGCGAACGGAAAATAACGTCTGTTCTCTATCCTAAATAAATAGAAGATGGATGTCTTGAAGACGGGACTCATTGCCAGTGGGGTCACTCTCGTCACCCTCCTTGTTTTTGTCGGACTGTACTGGGTATTTCGCGGATTCCCCCCCGCCAGCCGCATGCTTGTCGAAGAGGTCAAGGAAATAGGAATACCAGACGATAAAGCTCACTTCCTCTTTTTCTATACAAAATGGTGCCCCTACTCCCAAGACGCCATGCCCGTAATGCACAGCCTGGAGGCAATTCTCAAAGATCGTACGTATGGCGGAAAGACCATTGATATCCGGTATATTAATTGCGAATCTGACAAGAAATGTGCGGAGTTCAAGGTTGATTCGTATCCCACATACAAACTCCAGACATCGTCCAAGACATTCGAGTATGTTGGTCCGCCCAAGACTGAAGTCTTACGCGAGTTTCTTGTGGAGGCTGTCGGTCCTGAACTTAAGGTAGGCAGCTCGTCCAATACCGATTAAGTGCCGTACAACCTCCTCTGAGTTCCAGAAACTGACCATCTGTGCCCCGTCTTCAACAAGCAAGCATGTATTGTCGGGATACTCTGCTTTCGTTCCATAGGTTTCTTTGATCGACTTACAGAACGGAACCATTCCCAGATAATTGTCCAAGGTTACTTTAGGTTCCTGTGTTGTCAACAAGAGCAGAGTGTGTGCCCGCTTTTTCGCAGGTATGGCGTCTACGATCTTCTGACACAAAAGGGCACCATCGACAAACAGGTGGTCTTGAATCTCATGTGGCGTAAAAATGTAGGGTAGTGAAAACGAAGCTCGCAGTGCGTCCCATACCCGAATACTCTGTCTGAATATGGTGACTTTCAGAGTTGTCAAGTCCGACGCAATAATGTTCAGCGGAATGGCTGCGTCTCCGATACGCAGTGTTGAAAAGTCCAGTCCACGCTTCTTGAATTCCTGGTCGAGGAGGGCGTAGATTTTCGAGCCATCATCTATCCCGTTCGTTTGGGTGAGGCTCAACAGGGTTTGAAGACGCAAGGGATTGAAGGCATCCTGCATATTTCCCAGAAGCCCAGTAAGCATGTTCAGTTCGTCCACTGAAAACTCGAACGCGATGAGAGTTGCGATGAGGGCTCCGATAGAAATACCGTATACTCCTCCGGTAAACACTAAGCTCAGGCATTGTTCCCCCTCCTGCTCCGCGAGTTCCTGGAGTGCACCCACCTGTAGAGATCCACGCATTCCTCCGCCGTTCAAACCTAGAACCGTGTATTTCATTGGTGCTTCTTTTCTGCGTGTATGAAAATGCTTCGGGCCAAAGACCTGTGGAAGCAGGAAGATGAACGTAAGACTGCAAAAATGCAAGCCATGCGTCCAGTTCTGTCAAACCTGTCATCCCAACTCAAGACGTATGCGATTCAGAACCCTTCTGCCCCTTATTTTGTCTATGATGTTCCTTCGTTTGTGTTTGGGTACCCCCTGTACGATCACCGCGAAGCCGTGGAGTATGTCAGAGACGCCCTTACCGAACAGGGATTCCAAGTATGGGTGACTCCAACCTTGAACCTGGTGATCTCCTGGATCAAGCCGCAGAATACCCAGCCCAGACTGCGTGCTCCCCCTCGTTCGGGAGCCGATTACCGCCCCTTTGTGTACGACGACTCTGCCATGGATTTCCTGCGTCATTCCATGAGTCGTTAAAAACGGACATTTGTACACACGACATGGCTGAGGTGGCAAGAAGAGGAATGTGTGACCATCCAGAGAAGGGAGTTCTGGTGGATGAAGGGCAGAGAGTATGTACGTCGTGTGGAACAATTATGGAGCAGACGATTGATGAAGGTGCGGAGTGGAGATATTATGGTGCCGAAGACCGGAATGAAGATCCATCGCGTGTCGGCTTGACCATCAATCAGCTGCTCCCCGACTCGTCATACGGGTCTATGGCGATGAACAGAAAAGTATCGTCTGCCGCATTCAAGAGTATTCAACGCTTGTCCGCGTGGTCTCTCGCCTCCCATTCCGAGCGGTCATGGCTCTCGGCTCTCGAAACACTGAATCAGTACGCTTACCGCCACGGATTTACCAAGGCCATTCTCCAGGAAGCGTGTGCCCTGTTTCGGGGACAGACGGAAGCCCTGAAATTGCGTGGCGAAACTCGGAGGGCTCTCATGGGTGCCGTGTTCTTTGTGGCGTGCCGTCGTATGGGCGTATCACGGACACACGAAGAGATGTCTGAGATTGTGAATGTATCGACCCGCTCCTTGTCGAAAGCTATTCAGACATTTGGAATTCACGCCGAAGAGAACCCGCTCCTGAAAACCCAGCTGTCCTTGGCAGAGCGGATGATGAACGGGCTCTCGATCCAAGAAGATCAGCGGACAGAGATTCTGGGAACGATTCAGGATATCTTCAAGTCCCCCGACGAGGAACTGGAACATACACCGAAAGTCATGGTCTCGGGAATGATTGCTCGCGTCTTGTGCCACGACAAAACGAAGGCGGAGATCCGGGCGTTTCTCAAAGATTTCTCAAAGCATTCGGGAGTATCGGTCGTATCGATTCAAAAGGTCATGAACGGTGTTTAGATGACGTTGTAGTATGTTTTTGCCCCGTCGGTATTTACAAGTAGGATAGTGGTATTAGCATTCAAACTAAAGGTTCCATTGGCAAACGGATCAATATTTGGTAGGGCTGCAAGGGCAACATTATACAAAAAGCTAACAGTATTAGGGCTGGCGTTCGTTATTCTCCAGGATGTTCCAGCTGGAATGTCTGCAGATCCTAAAGGGAACTGGAGAGACACAGGAGCTCCGCCTGTTGAATAACCTACATCAAAAATGAATATATCTCCCCTCCCCGTGTCTGGCAGGGTAATGGATGCACCTGCTAGAGTAATAACTGTAACATTCGTAGGGGAGGTACCGATAGCAAAGTTAGTAGAAGAAGGCTGAGCTATAGTTGCGAGTTGAATACCTGTTCCACCAGTTATCGTAATATCTGATTTGTATCCGTTGACGGTGCTTACAATTGAATCTACGGATCCACCACAGATATTGATATTATTCACTGTGACTGCGTTGTTCTGAAGGGTTACGCCTCCAATTACATTTTGATAGGTGGAAGGACTGGTATACAGTGCAGATGCGGAGACTGTGCCGCTCTGTAATCCCACCCCCCCGATTGAACTTTTTAGTACACCTGTAGTATTTACAGCCGATGCAGTTACGACACTTGACGAAAGCACCACTCCACCATATGTTCCAGAGACGTTTGTTTTGATCGTAATATTGTTCCCCGTACTGTAGAGTGAAATATTGGTTCCAGCAGTGAAAGTTACATTTCCCGACAGTGTACTATTTATGGTAGTGACTCCACCGCTACTTCCACCCGTTGATCCCGAGACTCCAATGACAATAGTGTTTCCGGACGTGTACAGCGAAATATTGGTTCCGGCGGAAAGAGTGAGGTCTCCCGAGAGAGTGTTCAGACTTGTGACTCCTATGCTACTTCCACCTGTTGATCCCGAGACTCCAATCACAATACTGTTTCCAGACGTGTAGAGCGAAATATTTGTACCAGCAGTGAAGATAACGTTTCCAGACAGTGTACTATTTATGGTCGCAACACCCGCCGCCACTCCTCCGGTGTATGGTACACCATTAATCGTAAGAGACGTGGCACTGATGTTCTGGTTCTGGAATATTATGCCTCCAACCGAGTGTGGCTTCGTTGCGTCGGTGGTCGTCAATGTTCCGGTCATGACCGCGAAGTTTCCGTTACTATCCAGCTTCAACCGCTGGTTCACAACTCCTCCTGTGCAAAAATACATATTCGTGTTTCCTCCCAACGCCCCCAACTGAATATCCACATTTCCAACTGTTGATGGAACGGAATTCACGAAAAAAGAGTTTGAACCTGAAGTGTACGCCGATGTCGTCATAATGATGCTCGACTTGAATTGAGACGATCCGTTGACAACCAGGGAAAACCCCGGAAACTGGGCGGAGGTTCCAACGCTCAACTGCCCCGACTGCGTGATTCGCATCGTTTCGCCGAACGCGGCGTTCGAAAATCCAATGACGTTGGACGCCGGGTTTGTCACTGTTCCGCCCAGGGAGAGGGAAACGAAAGCGGCGGCACTGATTGAGTACCCTACCATATTCACGTTTGTGGAGGCAGGGTAATTTGCCCACGCAGGTAGACCCCCCGATAAATTGATGAAGTTTCCGCATAGGTAGTACGCCGACACATTGATGAACCCATTCGGTGCGTCAATTGTGAACGCGTTCGTCGTATTTCCTCCCACAAACGTCAGTTTGGAAACAGTCGTAATGGAATTTGAATTCATCACCAAGTTCGATGTCGCCCGGTAGTACGACCAGTTTTGGAGATCCGAGAGCGTCATTGTTGGAGCTCCGTTCACTGTCAGTAGGAATCCAGTCGTCGAGTTACCTACCGCCACGTTTCCTGGCAGCTGAGTGTTCACGATCGCATGGTAATACCCGTTGCTGAACTGGTACTGCGGAACAAAAATATTCTTCAAGGCATTCAAATCGTTTGTCGCAGTGTAGGTGGCGGGAGGCGGTGCCACGCTCATCTCGTATTGTTTTTATTACACGGAAAGGATTTAACTACTTTCTGCGTGATATATACACGACATGACAACTCTCGGTGACCGCTACACGCTCTTTCCTATCAAGTCTGATGAGTCCAAGCTGTATCAGCTGTACAAACAGTCTGTCGCCTCGTTCTGGACGCCCGAGGAAATTGATTTCAGCAAGGATGAGGCTGATTGGGATAAGCTGACCTCGAACGAGAAGCATTTCATCCAGCATGTCCTTGCCTTCTTTGCCGGATCCGATGGTATCGTCCAGGAGAACTTGGCGACTCGGTTCCAGCGTGATACTCCGAGCCCGGTAGCACGCCTGTTCTACGCGTTTCAAAACGCGATCGAGGGTATTCATTCCGAGACGTATTCCCTCCTGATCGACAAGTATGTCAAGGACAAGGACGAACAATTCCGTCTTTTCCGAGCCTTGGACACGATCCCCTGTATTCAAAAGAAGGGCAAGTGGGCTCTGGAATGGATTGAGAGCTCGGAGTCGTTTGCCACTCGTCTGGTAGGGTTTGCGTGCGTTGAGGGCATCTTCTTCAGCGGTGCGTTCTGTGCGATCTACTGGCTGAAGAAGCGTGGTCTCCTCCCTGGACTGACCTTTTCCAACGAACTGATTTCTCGCGATGAGGGACTGCACACTGTCTTTGCGGTGGAAATGTACCATCGCGAGAAGCCGATTACGGTTTCCGAGATCCACGCGATTATTGGGAGTGCCGTAGAGATCGAGTGCGAGTTCATCTGCGACTCCCTGCCGTGTTCCCTCATTGGTATGAACTCCAAGCTCATGATGCAGTACATCCGCTTCGTGGCCGACCGCCTGGCTGTTCAGTTGGGTGTCCCGAAACTGTACAACGTCCAAAACCCATTCGACTTTATGGAGATGATCTCGATGGAAGGTAAGGGCAATTTCTTTGAGCGGAAGGTGTCAGATTACTCCAAGGCAGGGGTCGGTGCCCGGAAGGAGGACATGACGATCAAGTTTGATTCGGACGATTTTTAAGTATCCATCAAGGTAAACTAGGAAACATGGAGTTCTTTCATGGTGTCGTAGCACTCGTCGCCGGTATTGTTCTTATTCTGACTGGTCTGGTTGCGTGGATGTATGTTCAGCAGTCCCGCATGGCTCAGGCGATCAACGCCCTGGCTATTGCTATTACAGCCCCACCTCCAACATTTGCCCAGCACGTCCCCGAGTCTGAGTCCCAGTCCGAGCCCGAGCCGGAAGTATCGCATGAAGACGAACTGTCTGCTCCAGTCCAAGCTCAGCCCCAGGATGACCGGGTCAGCGTTCATGAGGACGCTGAGGCTGAGCACGATGGAGAGGATGTTGAGCTGATGGGTGAGGACATGGCTACTCTTGGCGGAAAGACGGCGGCTCAGCTCCGCGAACTGCTGACAGCTAAGGGTATTCCTTACAGCAAGAGCGACAAGAAGTCTACTCTGATTTCACTCTTACAGGCAGCGTCTTAATAAAACCAATAAGAATATGAAGCTCATAAGTGTTGATATCGGGCTTCGTAATTTAGCCATATGTGTCCTTGAAGGTGCTTCCAGGACAGATATGTGTATTGCCCATTGGGACGTGATTGACGTCATCGGTGAGAAAAACGGACATGCTCGGACATCCTGCTACAAGTGCTCGAAACCTGCCATGTGGGTTCAGGCTGGAGCTGGTACCCAAGCATGTTCCCGCCACCGTCCAAAGAACCTCACTATGACCAAGGCTGCCCTCGGTAAAAAGACCATCCCCGAACTTCAGGAGATGTCCAAGACGTACGGTCTTTCGGATAAGAAGACGAAGAAGGATTTGGTTCCGGCTATCTGGGCTGAAATGAACAAGGCGGGATGGTCAAAGTTCAAGGGAAATGCTAGAGCAGCAGGTGGTGGAGTCCTCGACCTAGTAACGGATATCATTTCTTCGCTTGATCGCAGGACAGATTGGTGGCATGGTGCAGATCTCGTAGTATGTGAGAACCAGCTGGATCGGCGGATGTTTGCTGTCCAAGCCATGATTCATATGTACTTTGCATGTCGGGGTTATCGCACCAAAGGTGTGTCTGCGATCCATAAGCTGGACAATATCACTATGGCAGGCGACACGACAGGAACCTACCGCGGACGCAAGAAGACGGGTATCGTACACTGCGAGCAACTGTGTCCCTCCGCAAACATCTCATTTTTTCGTTCGCATAAGAAGAAGGACGATTTAGCCGATAGTTTTTTGCAGGGTCTGTATTTCTTAGAGCATCCAGTATAATATAGGGATGTCCAGACTCGGACCCACTCTTCGTCAGCAATTCATGAAAGGAGTGAAAGACGTTCTTAAAACGACCGCCAAAGAAACTATGAAAAGTGCTGCTGAAGAATTGATGACGAAACGTCCTCGCGTTGGTACAGCAGAAGGGTTTTCTGTGTCTCCTCCTTCGTCCCCTACCTCATTTTCAGTTGCATCGGCACCCCGCCCTCCGCCCGTGCAGTTCCCTGCCGTCTGTGTCTGCAAATATGAACCAGACGCTCCAGATCTGGGGAGCGGGAACCGACAGTATATCTGTTCAAATTGTTCCCGGTCGGGGATGGGAGAGTACAAAACTGTCGTAGAAGGACGGAAGTTCGCCTCAACTCCTCTCAAGGGTGGCAGGGGAAAAACTCGGCGTCGCTCGCGTTTACATCTTACAAAGAGGATGCGGAGGAGACATAATGGACGTTCCCGGTGCTGATCTTTTAATGAACTCTTCGTCCTCGGCGGCGATGGACACCAAGCTTCCTGATATGGAGACAGTTAACCTTGATTTTACGGATCTTCCTTCCGAGCCCGTGCCCCCGCCCCGCCTCGTCCCATCCGCTGCCGATGTTGGGAATACGAAGTCGTGGGATGGCGTCGAGAACTTGAATGCCGAGGCTTATCTTAAGCCTGTATCCCAGGCTCCAAAGATGTCCGAGGATGCCATCATGAAGAAGAAGTACGAACTCCTCCGCAAGTTTGAGCGTCTCAACAAACTCGGTGTACCCATCCGCAAGCGGTTTACTATGGATTCGCCTCTTGACGAGATGGAGATGGAGCTAGAGTTTGTTCGCAAGGAGAAGGCTATGGATGCCACCATCAAGCAGTTTAGCGAATGGTTCATTACTGGTATGTCCGCTCTTGAGTGGGGATCCAAGAATGTGAACATGGTGAAGATGTTCGGTCTCCAACTCGACGGTCTGTCCCAGAGTGCCCAGATGAATGTTGGCGATCTGGAAGAGGATTTTGAGGAGCTGTATGATCTCTACGGTGACCAGATGCGTATGCACCCGCTCGTCCGCATTCCTATGCGTACTTGCTTCATGGTGTATATGGTTCACCTCACCAACCAGATGGCAATGAAGGCTCCGGTTCCTAATATTCAGGAGATTCTCCGTCAGAACCCCGATATTGCCCGGCAGATGGCGGCTCAGGCTATGCAGGGACAGACCGAGCAGTTCCGGCAGCAGGCTCAGCAGCAACAGCAGCGTGCAACAGTTCCTACATTCCCCAGCTCTGCCCCCGCCCCCGGACCCGTACAGATGCCCCCTACCTCCAACTTTGATAATCCTCTTGCCGGACTTATGTCGTTCCTGGGCGGAACGAACCAGCCACCGCCCGCTCAGACACGCACTATCCCCCTCAAGGCTCCGGCTCGCGAGATGAAGATGCCGAGTGGAAGTGGAATGGGTATTGGTGATATCCTGAACAAGATCAATAAGGAGGAGAAGAAGATCGGATCCACAAATACCACTCCCATGCCACCCACCCAGGCTCCCACCGCCCCTCCCATGACATTTTCGGCTGGACCTCCTCCCCCTCAACCCGCTCGCAAGTCAGTGCTCAAGCGGTCGGGTGGATCGGAACGCAAGTCCGCTAAGAATTCTGTTGTCATCAAGTTATAATCAGCAATGTCCGGGTATAATTCAAACATTAGCGATCTCCTGAAAAATCAGGCGACCGCTCGTCACCAGGAAGATATTGACCGGGCGGGACTCCAGCCGTTTATTACTCCCCCTGATTTCAGCGGACCATTATCCCGATGGGCGAACTCGGGATTCCAAAGTCCGTTCACAATTTTTTCCGTTCAGTTTACCGTCCCTCCTGTATGCTCAGACGGAATCAAAAGGACTCCGTATGAATATATATCATTCCTGCTTGGTAAAAGTGTGAACAGTCAAGTTCAGTCGTTTCAGACAAAATTTCAGGGAATTAAAGTTTTTTGCCTGATTTCCAATAGAACATTGAGTATTCGTGTGAGTAAACAGTAATCTTCAAGATCCACCACTCGCGTTGGTAATGTATAGCGTGCTGTTTGATCCCGTCAGGATTTCGTTTACGACTGTGTACCCAAGCACCGCGGGACCGGTTGAAGTACCAGTTAACGTTCCCGATACGCTTCCGCTTCCACTCACGAGGATCGACAGTCCGTTGACGTTTGTGTACCCAAGTAACGCAGCCATTATTTATATCCGTGACATTAAACTTGAAATCTGAGATTCCAACCGCCTGACGCGATCAAGTAAATACTTGATGGCTTCGTGATGGTACGGTGTGATTGAACTGTAATTCAGAGTTAATTGGGCTCCTTCTGGGTGCGTGAACCCGTCATCGTCTACTTGACCACATATGTCTGCTCTCGGGATCGCCGAGATCATATGGTCAAACCCTGCCCTGTGAATATCCTGGGCAATGAACCCCGATCGCAGGCCTCCGCAGGGGTCAGATTTCCACGAGTAGTACATTCCACTCACGCTCTGAACAAACCGCAGGGCGTCCTCGGCCGTAATACCCCCCGAAATATCCTTGAGACGTTCGTCGGAGGTGGCATCCAACTCCGTGCACTGAATACGTCCACTTGTAAATAGGCTGAACCCCACATTACCAGTGCTACCACCGGTGCCGGCTCCGCTCTGTGCAAGGTATCCGTAGCTACTGAGCGAGTATGTCTTGGTTCCACTGATGGATACAAAGGCTGTGAGACTGGATGTTCCGATACCGACACCTGATCCTAACGATCCTCCGCCCACCTGCTGGGAGATCAAATTGATCTGTCCCCCGCTCGTGTTCATCCACATAGACCCTCCATTGTTTGTTGTATGAATATGGAAGTTTCCGTCATCGTATATCTGAGACTGTGCGTTGAACGAAAGGTATTTTGATGTGGGAGAATTGTTAGTTGTCCCCGCAGACGTATCACCCCCCACCTGTAAAATTCCGTTGTCGGCAATACTGAAAATATTGGAGGTATACGCACTATTGAGAAGCTCCAACCCTCCGGTGGGATTGATACGAAATGTCTTGGTTGGATTGGTAGCCCCGGTAGAGGTGTTGGTGACACGCATGAAGTTCATGTATCCTGATCCTCCCACCGTATCGTTTCCTGTAATAGTGAGTCCGACGCTGTTCCCAGAATAGGTATTTGACTGCGTTCCCGCCACCGTGATATTCGATCCGAACGTAGACACTCCTCCGTGCGACGATGTGTACGTCACCAGCAGTGAACTTACTGTAGCAACTCCGTTCGTTGTCACGTTCGATCCAAATGTTGCTGTCCCTGTTATAGTTACGTTGGACGAGAATGCGGTCGTAGATGACACCACAATGTTCGACGTAGCAGACAGTTTCAAATTGCTGGACGAGTCTATCGAAACAGTTCCAAGTGGGGTGATCGTAAACCCGCTAGTAAACGGATATGAAATTATGACAATTCCAGACCCACCAGATCCACCCACATTACTTCCACCACCACCGCCAGATCCAGTATTTGGCGATGCTGAACCTCCCGCTCCTGTACTATTTCCTGCACCTGCAGTTGCACCCCCACCTGTTCCGTTAAATACAAATCCACTCATTCCTCCCGCACCACCACCGCCACCTCCGTACGCAGACCCATTGAACGTAAGTGTTGTTCCTCCGTTTCCAGATGCGTTTGAGCCATCGCCTCCAGGTCCTCCGTTCTTTACATCACCTCCTTTTCCACCGATACCTCCACCACCGCCAGCTAGGGACCACACACGACTACCATCTAATCCAGTACCCGGTCCGCCGCCTCCGCCTCCCTGTTGTCCAGCTCCAGAAAGATTAACAACTGAGTTATTTGCAGCTCCTCCTCCGCATCCACCCGCTGATCCTGAACCCTGACTTGCTCCTGAACCTCCACCCGAGGCAGTAATAGATATTCCCGTTCCCACAATTGTCGTATTGCTGCCGTTGCTTCCTCCAGCACCCCCAGCACCAATGGCAATTGTATAATTTGAATTTGCTGTTAACGACGGTATAGTGCTGTACTGACTAGAAAAAGCGACTTGGAACGTAGTTGATGAAACGTTTGTTTGTAGACCACCGGCTCCGCCTCCACCAGAACCTAGAGTTGCTCCTCCGCCTCCTCCCCCACCTAACGCGAAGTATTCAATCGCACCCGAAGATACTCCAACGGTAACTGTACAATTACTATAGAACGTATAGTACTTCCTCCCTCCAGAAACATTTGACGTCCATGATGTTCCTTGAGTTCCAGATGTTACCGTGAATAAATCGGGAGTTATAGGAAGTAGTCCTGCAAACACGTTGCTACCGATATCCGTGATATTACAGTAATTCATTCCTAAATTACCTGAGATCGAAGTAGAATTTTGAATAACCAGTGAAGACGCGGATATTACCGTGTTGTACGTAGACAATAATCGTAAACTGTTACTAACGTCGATATAGGCGGATCCCAGTGAAAATATGGTTGTGGGGGACGGAAATGCATAGGACATCACAATAACTCCGCTTCCTCCACTCCCACCGGCTTTATCCCGCCCTCCTCCGCCGCCGCCAGAGCCAGTATTCGATGACGCATTACCGCCTACTACAAACTCATTACCCCCTGCTCCCGCTCCACCACCTCCTCCAGCAGCACCATAATATCCCTGTCCTCCACCACCTCCACCACCTCCATATGCAGACCCATTGTATGTAAGAGATGATCCTCCTGGACCACACGCGTTTGGCGAGTTTGTATTTGAAAACCCATTACCCCCTATACCACCACCGCCAGCACCGAGGAAATAACTCTGACCAGATATATTTCCAGCTCCACCACTTCCACCCTGAGATCCAGTTCCTCCAGGATATTGGGCTCCAGTACTTGTTCCACCTCCTCCACACCCCCCGGCAAATCCGCTTGTACTTCCGCCTGCACCTCCGCCTGAAGAATTGACAAATACCCCCGCTCCCGAAATTGTTGTGTTACTACCGTTTGAACCCGCCGAACCACCTGCTCCGATGGTAAGCGTATAATTAGAACCGACGGTAAAGGGCGAAATAGCACGATACTGACTTGAGAATGCTACTTGAAAAGATGAAGACGACGCGTTCGTCTGCAATCCTCCAGCACCTCCTCCACCACTCGCAGACGACGGATTTCCACCAGATCCACCACCACCTCCACCAACAGCAAAATATTCAACACTTCCAGTACTGATAGATGTAATCGTACAGTTGCTATAGAATGTATAGTACTTCCTTCCTCCAGAAATATTTGAAGTCCACGATGTTCCATATGTTCCAGACGTAACCGTAAACATGTCATTGGTCACCGCAGCTGAAAATATGGAACTACCAATGTCCGTGATATTACAGAGATTCATAGCCACGTTTCCTCCATTCGATGTGTTATTTGTGATCGTGAGAGAACTCAATGTGGTAGTTCCAGTTAACGCATTAAAGGTCATTGAAGAACTTCCAGCGGTGGTTGAGTTGCTGTTGTAGAGAATCTGGGTCGTCGATCCACCGATTGGTCCCGTTGCACCTTGCGGTCCAGTGGCACCTGTAACACCCGTGGCACCCGTGGCACCCGTGATACCTGTTGCACCCGTGATACCCGTCGCACCCGTGATTCCAGTGGCACCCGTAATACCTGTTGCCCCTGTGATACCCGTGGCTCCAGTAATACCCGTCGCACCCGTGATTCCAGTGGCACCCGTGATACCTGTTGCCCCTGTGATACCCGTGGCTCCAGTAATACCCGTCGCACCCGTGATTCCAGTGGCACCCGTAATACCTGTTGCCCCTGTGATACCCGTGGCTCCAGTAATACCTGTCGCACCCGTGATTCCAGTGGCACCCGTGATACCTGTTGCACCCGTAATACCTGTGGCACCCGTAATACCCGTGGCTCCAGTGATTCCAGTGGCACCCGTGATTCCAGTGGCACCCGTAATACCTGTTGCCCCTGTGATACCCGTGGCTCCAGTAATACCCGTAGCACCCGTGATTCCAGTGGCACCCGTGATACCTGTTGCACCCGTTATACCTGTGGCACCCGTGATACCTGTCGCACCCGTGATACCTGTGGCACCCGTGATACCTGTGGCACCCGTGATACCTGTGGCACCCGTGATACCTGTGGCACCCGTGATACCCGTGGCACCCGTGATACCTGTGGCACCGGTCGCACCTGTGATACCTGTTGCACCCGTGATGCCTGTCGCACCAGTTGCACCCGTGATACCTGTGGCACCCGTGATACCTGTGGCACCCGTGATACCTGTGGCACCCGTGATACCTGTGGCACCCGTGATACCCGTGGCACCCGTGATACCTGTGGCACCCGTGATACCCGTGGCACCCGTGATACCTGTGGCACCAGTAATACCTGTGATACCTGTTGCACCCGTGATGCCTGTCGCACCAGTTGCACCCGTGATACCTGTTGCCCCCGTGATACCTGTGGCACCTGTGATACCTGTTGCTCCAGTGATACCTGTTGCTCCCGTGATACCCGTGGCACCCGTAATACCTGTGGCACCCGTAATACCCGTGGCTCCAGTGATACCTGTTGCTCCCGTGATACCCGTGGCACCCGTAATACCTGTGGCACCCGTAATACCCGTGGCTCCAGTGATTCCAGTGGCACCAGTAATACCTGTCGCTCCCTGTACTCCAGTCGGACCCGTCATACCCGTAGCACCATCTACACCTGTCGCTCCCTGTACTCCAGTCGGACCCGTCATACCCGTAGCACCATCTACACCTGTCGCTCCCTGTACTCCAGTCGGACCCGTCATACCCGTAGCACCATCTAGACCTGTTGCACCCGTCATACCCGTAGCACCATCTACACCAGTGGCTCCCGTAATACCTGTTGCACCCGTGATACCTGTTGCACCCGTGATACCTGTTGCACCCGTGATACCTGTGGCTCCAGTTGCACCCGTAGCACCCGTGATACCAGTGGCACCCCCAGATCCTCCACCACCACTCCCCGAAGGTCCAATCAAGCTTTCTGACACGAACCAAGGATTGTTCGTCCATACAATCTGCGTGCTCGTTGAATTACTTTGGAACCGCACGTCCATAAGCGTCATCCCTGGCGAGCATGTATACACCAGATTGTAAATGCTTCCGTATGTCACAGAATACTTTGTCGACAGATCAAGAACCACCGTTGCTGATGTGTTTCCCGTCAAATTACTGATGACCAGTGTCGGGAGACTGTTCGTATTATCATAAGCTCCAAACTGGACAGTTGACATTGTTACGGTGGGAATCAATGACAGGGATACAATGTTCGTCGAAGGAAGAGTCGTCGATGATGTGACTACATTCCCGTTAAACCTAAGACTGTTACTCATATCCGGCCACGTCGAGTAGTATGTTGGATACTTGGGACCGTACATGATGTACGCCGACGTGTCGAGGTAAAAGTCTCCGTTGTTTCCTGTAGACGCACTCGGCGGACCCACGCCGTTCAACACCGTGTTTCCAGCGGGACCGGTCGCACCTTGAGACCCCGCCGGACCGGCCGGACCTGATTCTCCTCCTCCACCTCCGCAAGAGGAAGAGGGGGGGCAGTATGTTCCTAAGAACACTCGTTTAGATCTTATCATATCTGTCACATCCGAGCTATTGTAGCTCGCCATGACTATGTGCTCTTGTTGTACTCAATGGGGATTTATAGTTGTAAATTCCACACAATAGGGAAATCGGAGGGTGTGAGTGGACGACCCATCGAGTAAAAGGTGATTGATCCCTCAGAGGGGTAGGCACTCACCACCCGACAGTTTGCGGCATCTACCAGATTTGTCGGACCGCACTGGAGTGAATATTGTACGCTCCGCCCAACACCTACATCCGGCAGTGTTGCTTCAAACAGTCCAGATACATTCGAACACTCTGTCCAGACCAAATTGTTCGCGATTCCCGAAGGAGCCACCGTTTTAAAGTTGAAACTGCAATTCCAAATTGGGTTGTCCACCAAGCTCGGCTTTCCGGTATACAGGTGACCCGGGCTTCCGTCCACAACGAGGAATCCTGTTCCCCCCGACGACACTTTGGTTTCTGCCCACACACGCTCTCCTAGAGAAGTTTGAGCTGCCCAGGTATCACCACCATCAGAGCTCAAAAACACATTCCTTCCCGAAACAGCGATATGCTTTCCGTCGTCCGAACATCCCACTGTCTTTAGATCCTCCAGACCTGTGACAAACTTCCATGTCGACTCTCCCGACCGACCGATCGCGAGACCACCCGGACCAGCTAGGAAAAGACGATGATCAGACGTAATAGCAATCGCAGTTGTCAGCCACCCCTGCGAAACATCCAGTGTAGACCACTCCGAATTGGACCAGATATGTACTCCCTCTTCTTGTCCGCCTACAGCCATAAGACTTCCATCTGGCGAACATGCAGTACAGGAACCACGAGACGTATGCAATGTCCACGCCTGTCCGTAGTTCGAAGTCGTGTACACTTCTCCACTATTTGTAGCGATCGCAGTCGTTCCGTTAGAAGAGCATGAAATCGATGACCAATTTCCGTGGATACCACCGTCTGTCCATGAATTTCCCAAGTTCTGAGAAGACCACAGGTACCCATCTGAACTGCCCACATATATGACAGGAGCATCACCTGCCGCTGCGATAGACGACCATGTTCCAAATGTTCCTCCCGGCTGATTTGGGAGACGAATAGAGACCGGAACTCCGTCGGATATAACAACAGAGTAGACGTAAATATTATTGATCGCGTACATAAACTTCCCGTTTCCGTATTCAACCCCACACCACTGCGTAAGAGTATTGCTGTCGCGTGACCATTGAATCGTTCCGTAACTTAGGCTCTGCGATATCTGCATGGGTCCATATAGTCCACCACCCGAAAGATCAATGTACATGTCTCCTACAGTCGCTACATGATTAGGGATTCCATGACCCGAGTGAATACTTGTACCATTACGTCCAGGGGTACCTGCAGGACCAGCAACACCGTCCTTTCCGGCAACACCCTGTGGACCTTCGACACCGGCTGACCCCTGTAACGTCGAGACGTGTGTCCAGGGGCTTGCGTTCACAAATATGTTTCCAGATACACTCCCAAGAATCCTCCGACCATCCAAGGACAGAGCAAGAGACGTCCACGGTACACGCGGAGAGTCTATCTGCTCTACCCAATTTGATCCTCCGTCGAAACTTACGATTAGACTTCCATCAGTCTCTCCCGCTACAATCGTAGATCCATCGGGCGAAACCCCAACTCGGTTTCCGTACTGAGACGTAGTCGTCCATGATACTCCAAAGTTAGAGCTAGAATAGACATGGGCAGACGCAGTGGATGCTGCTGCCATCATCAGGGTTCCGTTGCTGTTCATTGCAACCGAAGACCATTTCATGTGCGGTCCATTACTTGTCCATGTTACTCCCGAGTCTGTGCTCGTCCATAACTGACCGGGGTATCCCGTATCGTCAATTTCTTGTGATACAATCATCACCTTCCCATCCAGCGATACAGCCGAACTGCTCCATACCCCCATACTCACTCTATCTGGTATCCTCCAACCGGCTCCTTCGTCTGTGCTTACAAACATATTGCCGTAGGTTAACTTTCCGCCCACGGTATTTGATCCTTGGGTAGCAACCACGGTCGATCCGTTCGACGAGCATGCGACCGATGTCCAGTTTCCGTATGCGTTCGCAGTAGGTGTCCAAACACCAGAGACATACTGATGAATATATCCCATATGCCCGTTTGTGTCAGCGAGAGGTGCTGCATATATGTGGGTTCCGTCGGATGAGTAGGCGATTCCCGCCCAGTTTCCATGAATACCCTGCGGAGTTAGTTTCCAATGAGCGTCGGTGGCAGAGTACGTTCCAATAAATATATCATTTGCAGTGCTTGCCACGATCATTGTTCCGTCCATTGACGTTGCGACCGACTTCCAAGGCTCGGACATTGCGACAGTGGCGGGGGACCATTGATACTGAGAATTGCTGATTTCGTTGTAGAACAGTTTTTCTGATGACTTGGGTCCATAAATAATACGCGTTGTCTTGTCGAAATACGTATCCCCTGGAAATCCAACCCTGCAAGAAGGCTGACCCGGCATGTAAATGAACTGCGAACCCATAACACCTGCCGGACCCGTAGCTCCTTCCTGACCCATCGGACCCGCAACTCCGGTAGGTCCCATCATTCCCATTTCGCCGACCGGACCTGTTGCACCCACCAGACTTGTGGCAGGGATCGCTCCACCGACCACTTGTATTTCAAACCAAGGGTACGTCCCCGAACCTCCACCCTGAAAATCAATATTACCTCCAAAGTGCCGCACGCATCCCGTTCCAGGGTAAATATCATTCATGCGAAAAGTTATCACCAGCGGAGTTGATCCAGACACTGTGAGGAACGCTTCAGCGGGTGCACCCGCCGCTCCATGTCCTCCGAGGTTTCCAGTATACGCAGTTTGTGCCGATCCGAATGATACCCCCTCTGTCTCGTTGAACCACTGAAAACTGACAATCGGGTTTCCCGAATCTGTAATCCATGTGGGAACACAACCTACGATGCGGTACGTCATACTCCCACCAGACCCCGGACATAATTGAAAAGATCCATTGCCTAACACGACTATATCCGTTCCAAACTTGGCATCTGTGATATCAAATGGTATGACCGTATTCGCTTCGGGAGACGACATAGAGCGAGAAGCACCGCTGGAAAGAGATCCACGGAGAAAGCTCGCGACAGTTCCTACTGTATTCGGTGTTACAGACACAGGAGGACTACTCATTATTATAGATCGTCATACATTTTCACGTAGTTCCAATCGCAGGTTCACGGGCATCGTATGCTGGATTCTGGACAGTAGAGGGAACCCCCGACATTACACGGAGGAACCCGAACGGTCCATTCGTCTCGTTCAGTTTCGTGTTTACCGAAGGACGAATGCTTTTGGGGAGAATGCCCATGGGACTCTTTTCGTTGAACAGTCCATCAACGAGGACTGTGAATACTGCTGTCAGCACCAGCGAAATGATAAGGTCGCGTGTTCCCACGAACGCAACGGCGAATACCAGAACCTGACGAAGGATGGAGTTCGTGAGATACTCCTTCTGTGTCTCCGACAGCTCAATTGTTATAAACCGGCTACCGATATTCAGGAAAATCATCATGAGTCCCGCAAAGAGCTTGCTGCCATTGATGCTGTCCAGTAGCATATTATCTATTATTCAAAGACGACATTAAAAGGGGGCAGCATTCATGAGGCTAAACTTCTCGCTCCCCTTTGTTGCCGTCTCTCCTGCCGTAGCCTTGTCTCCCGCGGGCTCGGGGAACTTTTCAACCGAGTCTCCTGACTCAGCAGTCGCTTTCTTATTTCCAGCAGCCACTGCAAGCTTCGAGAGATCTAGTGCCGCAGTCGCAGTGGGATTCTCCTTTTTCTTATCATCCTTTTTCGTCTCTGTCATTGTCTTGTCGTCCTCCTTGCCCGAATACTCACGTACAGGAATGGATAGCACGACCGCGAGGGCAGCAACGACAGCTACGAGGAGAGAGACAGATGCACCGATGTAGACAACGGCTCCAAGAGCTGCGAGCTGCGATACCGGGGATGCGAGAAGATTGACTATGACAGTAGGGGCGGGACGGGTAAAGAACACAATGTACAGCACTAGAGCAGCCGAGACGATGTACTGGAGGTTCTTGGAGACGGTCATTATTACTTTATCGCTGATTTTTTCTACAGTGAAAGGACAATATGGCATCGTATGCATCCTTAGACGAAGCCTTCGGTGGATCCTATGGTAAAAAGGGGAAAAACATAAAGGACGAGAACCGTGTATACAATTCCCCTACTCGCCGCACCGAGTCCGCACTCGAAGAGCATTCTGATGCTATCAAGACTCTTACAAGTACTCTACCGATTGCTTCATCGGACGACGACATGATCAACAATTACAGTCCTGCCCGCATTTCAGGAGGACGCTCTGGAAATAATCAGATTGAGCCCTTCAGTGTTCGCGACTACAAGACCCCCACCATTCCCGGAACACCAGGGTTCGCCTATGCTCCTCCTGAACCGTCAAGTGATCCCCGTGGAGATTGGGATGCTCGCCTCGACCGCCTTGTGCGAAAAATGGAGCGTAGCACTGCTGCTGGTGGTGGTGAGACCTCGACCCACGATCTCTTACTCTATATTTTCACTGGCGTCTTCATGCTGTTCGTCCTGGACACCTTTGTCCATATCGGCAAGCGGTCTAAGTAGACCCTCCCGCAGACCAATTCTCAACCCAGGCTGGCCAGTTGTCGAGAGAATTCTCCACAACTCGCACGATCTTATACATGGCATCAGTACTGCCAATCATATCAGAACGCGGAATCATGACGACAGGGTAGCACGTCGCATCCAGCTGCACGAACTGGTACCCCTCGTCGTCCACCTTCAGAAGGTCGAACACCGTGTAGATGTAGGTGATAAGATCCGTTCGGCTCTTGACATACATCGTCGAGTTCGACTCCGAGAACGGAGACTTGTGGTTGATACGCCAGTCGTTGTGGGCACCCTGCGAGATTGTGAAGATCTCATCCTTGAGGGAGTTGGCGTTGTTGCGGACGATACGGATCTGGATGTTCGGGGAGATCGGCATTCTCTTTCTGTGGGTATGCCTTCCCATCATTTTAAAAACGGGCGATCCGTTTTACCAGGTTTAATTATCGTATATACTTTGGTTTCACTACACAAATGGACTCGCTTATTCTTTATAAACCGCCCTGTCCACTTGTTCGAATCGGATCTCAAACTGGTGACGGGGGGTATATGGTATGCAATGTTCCCGCACCATACGACCTTCTTATCTCGTGTGGAGTATCCAGCAACATAGATTTTGAAATAGAATTTTGTCGTCAACTCCCTGGTGTCAAGTGTTTCGCGTTTGACGGAACTGTTGATTCCCTACCAAAGACGGCTACAGATGTTACGTTTATAAAACAGAATGTTGGAAATGGAACCAACGGAACTACGAATCTCAAGGAATACATTGGCGATCACCAGAACGTATTTCTAAAGATGGATATTGAAGGTCATGAGTTTCGCGTATTTCCGGAACTTGCAGATGTAATGCATCGGATCAAGCAAATTGTCATGGAAGTACACTCTCCAGGCGATATCCAACTTCATCCTACCTATTTTAAGGGTCTCTCTGACATTACTCATCCAGTCATGTTCGATATGCTGGAGATGATTAACAAAACACATACTCTTGTTCACGTTCATCCAAACAATGGGTGCGAAGTTCATACCTATGAAGGGATCGTTCTTCCAAACGTGTTTGAATGTACCTTTATTCGCAACGAGTTTGTAGACTCGAAGATTAAAAATACATTACCTTTACCTATGAGTTTTGATATGCCGAATGTTCGAGAGAAACCCGTAATTGTGTTTAATGGGTACCCTTTCCGAAATGCTGGAGGATCATCATGAAGAACTTCATGAAGTCTCGAGCCTTGGTGGAGTTGGTGGCACGGATGTACTCCCCAAACTCCTCAATATGGTGGGAGTCGGAGTCAAACTTGATGGTATCCAGGATTTCGTCCAAGCGGCTGCGGAAGACGGAATCGTAGACATCGAAGTGGTCGTAATCAATGAACTGGTCAGCCAGAAGAGCCACGAAGGCTCGGAGTTCGTCCAGACGTGATTCGGGTGCGGGGATAAGAGGAGGCAGGATACGCTTGCGAGTTGTCATGTTGTGTGTTAAGATGTAGTCCGGACACTATCCGTTTTCTAGATCACGAACGGATCCGTTTTACACCAGGGTTCCCACGACCCACACCGTGGCAGCGGCAGAGACCTGGGCGGCGAGGTAGACCATGAACATGCTGGTGGACAGCTTTCCTGAAAGGTACGCCCACACCGAGATACCCGGATTGAAGTGGGCGAACGACATCTTGCCGACCGCCGCAATCGCGAATGCCAGTGCAGCGATGACGTACAGCGGGTTGCCGCTGAACGCCACCGCCGAATAGAACAGCAGGGAACCCAGATACTCAGCATAAAATTCGTACATCTTTTGGTTTATACTTCTAACCACAAAAAACGAATATCCTGGAACAAATACAGGTGGGGGGCATGTACAGTATCACACGCAACGGTTACAAGATTCCAAAAACGGCTATAGAGAATCTAGATAAACTCAAGAAGGAACTGACGGTGAAACCAAATATCCCGTCCGTCTTTGTGAACCCTCGGTACGTCAAGAAGTATGCCGTATTTGGCGAGACCGAGAACTTTGTTTACGTTCCCAAACAGTTCGGTATCTCCCGCTGGGGCTCTGCTCCCCTCGATATCGTCGCCACCTCTAACCCCGACCGATGGACCTTTGCCGGATCCGTCCGTCCCGCCCAAGTTGAGGTCGTGGATGCATACCTCAACCCTCGCGAAGACACCCCCAATGCTGGGGCTGTCTTACATCCACGCGACGGAATGATCTGTCTCCAGACTGGCGGAGGAAAAACTGTGTGTGCCCTCTACATTGCCTCCCAGTTGAAAGTGAAAACCCTCATCATCGTCCATAACACGTTTCTCAAGGATCAGTGGGAAGACCGGATTAAGGCGTTTCTCCCCGGCGTCAAGATAGGACATCTCCAGGGCGAGACCGCCGATGTCGAAGGGAAGGATATTGTGATTGCCATGATCCAGTCCATTTCCATGAAAGAGTATCCAAAGGAAGTGTTCAGGGGATTCGGTCTCACTGTCATCGACGAGTGCCACCATATCGCCTCCGAAGTCTTCGTCCAAGCCTTCCAGAAAATCACCTCCAAACATATGCTTGGACTCTCCGCCACCCCCGACCGTAAGGATGGACTCATGTACGTCATCGAATGGTTCCTTGGTCCAATCCTCTACCGCTCCGAATCTGGCGACAAAGTGGACGAAGCCGTGCACGTTGAAGTGTATAAACACGAACCCACCGACATTGAATTCAACAAGATTCTCTACAACAACCAGGGTGTGATGAACGTTGCAGGAATGGTTAATAAACTCGCCGAGTTCGTGCCCAGAACTGATCTCCTAGTCCGGATCATCAAGGATATCCTCGAAAAAGAACCCGGTCGTCAACTCCTCGTTTTATCCGACCGTGTCCAGCACTGCAAGGATATCTGTGCCAAACTCGACCCCGCTGTAGCCGCCATTCTCGCCCAGAACGTCGCGTCCGCCAAGAGAGCCGAGTTCTGTGCCTCCAAGAAAGTATTGATCGCCACCTATTCCATGTGCAAAGAAGGCTTCGACGTCGCCACCCTGAACACTCTGGTGATGGCAACGCCCCGCCCCGATATAGACCAAATTGTTGGACGCATTCTGCGGACTGAACGTTCAGTGCGTACAATTCATCCCTTGATTGTTGATGTTGTCGACTCCACCTTCCGCCGGCAGTTCCAGGCTCGCCTGAAACTTTACAGAGACCGCAATTATGTGGTGGACGAAATGGAAGTATGAGTATAAATCTAAGGTAAGTATAACTTGATGATGTCTGGATCCCCCGAAATGCTTTTTCCAGATGATATAGACGACTCCCCACTCCCCGCTCGCCCCGTTGCAATCAGACGTTCAGCCGTAGCTCCGTCCGATCGCAGAATGGATTGGTCTCCCGGAGTTCCTCCCAAGAGATTCAGAGCAGAGCACGTCGCTATTCCGGTTAGACCCATCGTCCCTACCATGTTTGTTCCCAGTGCCCGTCCCGAACCCCCTATCCCCGGCTTCCGCGATCCTACCGGACGGAAACTTCGGACATCCCCCTCAGCCTTCCGAATCAATCCCGATTCGGAAGTGCGAAGTCCCCTACGTAAAGGGGAGATGCCTCCTCGTGCACAGGGACCATACATGCCTGGTGGACGTCATCGCACCAAGAAAGCCGGTCGCCGTCACAGGTCTATACGCCGAAAGGTCCACGTGTATCGTAGTCGCAAAGCGTCACGGCTTTCCACTCGGGCGTCCCCTCGGCGATGAAATAGTGCAGATCATCAATCCACGTTGGCAGGTGATAATTCTCCAAAACAATCAGCTGGACCCCACGAGTGTGAGACATATTGTCAGAGTCCACCAACTCAATGTGATCCTCCAGACTCCAGTGGTACTGCCGAATGGTCTCCCTCAGATTCTTGGAAATATTAAACACAGCATCAAGTTCAGTGGGAACAATGAACTTGCGGGTGTGATTCACGAAAAAGGTCTTTACCGGCACCTTCATTTGGATGGGTAGATCATTACTGTTAAAACCATTACGAACAGGATGAGCGAACTGAAATATCCCTGGAACGTTTCCCGGTTGTTGCGGGTTATAGGTAGTCCCACAATGTTCAGGAACGGATCTATGATTGTCACGTTCTGACCATGGAAATGCCTCTCGATCCGCGTGAAAGGACATCCGTATCCTGAAATGTGGAACAAGAAGACTGGGATGAAAAGGGCGATCAAAACAGGTCTCAGTCCTGGACGTACCACAAATACGACCAGGAATAGGACAAATATAAATTCGTGTAAACCAAAGAGAACCCATCCGAGGTTCTCCATGATATCCTGCTTACTTACTTGGAGAGAATAGAACGGGAGCAAAGAATGTACAGGAACAGGGCATTGATCACGGGGATCGCGAACGCCAGGACACTGCGGATAAGAAGACCCCAGCCCGTCCGACCCTTGGACGAAATGATGACAAAGACATCCGAGACAACCACGAATCCGGCGAGTAGGGCTACCAGTCCAAACATCAGGTAAAAATACCGGCACACGTTCGCACTTGTGATGCTCTTCATCCACGCGGGCTCGCTTGAGGGTAAGAGATCCATTTGTTTATACATCCTCTAACATTTTTTACTCGTCCTCGAACGTCGCCCAACCCCCCGTTTCTTCCCCGTCTGCCATCCGCCCACGCCGATCCCCGTAGTCTCCGTAATCCACTTCCAATTCCTGCTCTCCCACCATCGGAACCTCTCCGTCCGCACCTACATCCCGCTCATCGTTCAATCCCTCTTCTGGGACATCACCCTCCGCTTCCGGCTGGTCGGACGAAGATACGAGTGGATTGTCCGTAGGCGGACCCCCGTCCATCCGTTCCTGCAACTCCTTCATGAACGCCTCGCGATCATCCTTGGTAATCAGGTACGGTGCCAGCCCTAGGTCAATCAACTTCGTGGTAATATCACGCAGCGAGTCTGGCAGGCGACGCAGGCGGAGACGGAACTCGTCACGTTCCAGTGCCTTGTGTGCGTCCACTGCCACCCGGTTGTCTGTTGCTGTCGATATCAGTGCCCTCACCGACATGTCCGCCCTGTACACCCTCTCAAACTGCGTTTGCACCGCCTGGTTCTCCGATATTTTTTGAGACAGCTCAAAGATGAATCCCCGGTACACATCACGCATAAACGACGGATCGCCCTCCGTCATCGTCACCGATTCACGGACGTGCCCCACGTACTCTCGCACCGCTTCCGATGCTACGGTATCCTCCACCACAATTGTGGCAGCACGGAGCAGAAGTCCAAGAAGAACTCCTGCCTTATCCTGGTTCTTGGCGTCCGTAATAAACTTTGTGTCCGCTCCTTTCGGTTTCAATTTCAACCGCCTAGACACGTCTGATTTCTCGATCGTGACCAACATCGGAGCATCCGGCGGTGCCACAATCCGATGTTTCCGCGACGGTTTTAGATTGTCCGTGATCACGAACGGAGCTTGGTTGAATGAGAACCGGGTCGTCGGAGTAATCCAAGGAGTGTCAACCATACACGTATACCGCATCTCCGCCTCTGTCATGACCGACTCTGCCGGTCCCAAGAATGTTACCGTCTTCTTCGGAAGCACGGGGGGAGGCACAAACGACTGCACAGGGACGTATCCTACCGCCACCGCGTCGAGACCATCTTTCGCATCCGTCAACTGTGCTGCAAACTCCTTGGCAAACTGGTTCTTCAGAGACGATAGCACGACCCGGCGAGTGGATTTCCGATCGTTCAGCAGCGTTCGTAGAAAGATCACCGATGATCCGCGGAATGTTGAGGGATATGATTCAAACGTTTGTATCAGGGCATTCAGCAGCGAGTCAACCAGTGGAGAATCGTTCATGTCGTCCGTATCCCTTGGAAACCCTCGGAGAACTAAGGGTTTCGACCCGAACGACCGACGAGGAATCAGTTGCGGACGATGCGTCTGTAGAAGCACAACAACCGCATTGAATCCAAAAATAGCTAGAGCCACGTCCACATCCGCACTCTGTTTCCCCGATAACTTCTTTCCCGAGATACGCGATCTCAGCTTGTCGGATTCCCGACGCACAAAGTCAAGGTACGGTTTGAGCTGCCCCTCTTCTGGAACCACCTGGATCAGAGACAGAAGGAGGAACATAATATCTTCCCCTGGATTCGTAGTCTTGAATGATGCCTGAAGACTCTTAAGGGATTCCGCGAAGCTTTCCACCTTACCCCCCTTTCCTCCAGACTCCACTATACGCTCAGCCTGCTTCAGTACCCTTCCGTGCTCATCAAACTGATCCTGTGACTCAATCACTTCCGACACCCTCTCCCCAGAAAACTGGCACACATAAAACCCAGAATCGCGGACACACCACTTCTTCAGGAACTCCTGCGGATCCTTGGCATACGATCCACGCAGGATTTCGAGCTCGTGTTCACACACTAAGAACGCCCCCGTCTCCTTGTCTGAGTACACATGATTCACGAGAGGTGCGTCTTTTACCAAAGCCTCGATTTCATACAGCTGATCCTCGGGCGTCTTGGTCTCATCGTCCAAGATTGATACAATCATCAGACGGGTCTCGTTGTGCGACTGTGCAGGTACAGCCGGAACAATCTTGGGGAATGATGGCTTATAGTAGTCCGTGTACCCCAGGAGAAGTTCACGTTGCGTCTTAAGAATCTGCTCATCGGTTCCCGGAACCCACGGCTGCTTATCTGCATACGGTGCATCCGCCCGCTCGTTGTGGATAAACGAAAGCGGAAAACATCCGTACCCCGGCTTGTAATCGGTCTTCACCGCCTTGTCGGGACACGATTTACCCGGATGCCCTACCGCCCCACAGTTCGCACACTTCGGGTAACGGTAAATTCCCCGTGTCAAGAAATCTGAAAATCCAGTGATTTCTGGAGGCAAGCAGTCATCGGCAGTTCCGTCAATCACGCCAGAATCGGGGAGAACAACTGGTGGAGGAATCGCCGCGACTCCGACATTTCCCGCCTGGGATAGAAGTACACGGGACACCAGCATCCCTCCATCAGCCTGCGAGTTCAGCCACTTTCGCGAAGATAGACCAGGATACCACTGAGTCTTGTACGCGTCCAAAATGTTCTTTGACGGTGCGTCTGTATCCCCCGCAGGAAACGTAAGGGTCTCTGGCGGAGGCATCTCGTCCACTGCAGCTTCCGGTGGAAACTTGGTCGTCCACAGCTTGTCGGGAACATCCCTCAGCTTTATGTCGAATATCTTGAGGTATTTCAGACCTTCAGTATACGGCTTCGGGGTCTCGGGAACTGCGTGCGTGAATATCGCCTCCATCGTCGGCAGGAGCTCGGGCAGAGGTTCTACTGAATCAACAATGACAGGGTCGGGGTGTACTGACAAAAAGGGGTGGTCAGCTAGCGGTGCAGGCGGAGTCAAAGGTGGATTGTCTACGCTGTACTGCGTGAACTTCGCCACGTCCTGCGTATCTTCCCGAAAAACAGCGGTCGTCGTGTACGTCCCATCTTCCCGGTAATTGATCTTAGTGTACGGAAACCTGTCTAGGAATATGTGATTATCGATTTGAGCACGTCCACTGACATATACCGGGACTCCATCCCCTGTAGCATAGTACACCCCCGACCTCGGAATGGAGTCTAGCAGTACAATGTAGTAATTCGGGGACAGACGCGACCCCTCGGAAAACAGGGGCGACCATTTCTGTCTCCAGTCGTACTGCGTATACTGCACCGCGTTTGTGTTTTTGTAATGAACCCACGGAAGTGAGAGAGGACGCTCGTACTCCTGCTGTGCGAATCCTTCTTCCGTCTCCCGCACAACCCTCTTGTGAAGGAGGGTGAACGAATCCACTTCATACTCTGCCTTGCGGATCGCCGCTTTTGGGATACGCCCTGTCGTCGGCAAGAGCTTCTCAATGAAATCCGAAGCCTGGTCTTCATATGTGAAAAACCGGATCTCCTCTGGACGCTGAACCTCCTCTTCAATCTCAAATTCTTCGACGACTTGGTATTCGCTTTTGTCGAATACCAGTTCCTCGGCACTGCTCATCTTACTTATCAATACCAGAAATTGTCTGATCGCACAACTCCACAATGACCCTGCCGATCGTGTCAAGAACCTCTTCCGGCTTCTTAGTCGTCAGAAACCGGAAACGCATTTCAGGTCGCAGGGGGTGAGGGACATCGTAATCCGCTACAATCTCTTTATCTGCCTCATACGCGACAATCTGAGCCAGCCCACCTACTGTGTGCCCCTCGATGGTGGATACCACCTCGTACGTATTCGGCTCGGACTTGCGAATCAGCGATTCTTTACCCGCCTTCACCCACGCAATCGTCTTGGTCTTGAGAATTGTCACAGCTTCACGGATAAGATCTCGGGCGGGAACAACGCCAATACTCTCCACCGTGAAATCGAACCAGTCTGGGCGTCCCTTCTCATTTGTGTGGATGACCCGCTGCTTGTGGAATACGTCGAACGTCTGCTTGTCAGTGTGCTCTTCACGCAGGAGAGCAGCCTTCTCCTCGTCTACGTGGATATTGTAGGTCGCGACACACACGTGCGACGCCCGGGGATTGATGGTCAGGCGAGCCGTCAGGTGAACTGTTTCACCCGCCTTGAGTTTCATGAAGTACAGGGGCTTGTCCAGATCCCGATCCTTCATCAGAATGTTTGATCGTGATCCCGATACCACGAAATCGTCCGTCGTGACAATCGTGGGTTCCGTCACTTGAGGAAACCGCAGCTCGATCCGCGTATCTCGGATCACATCCTCCTCCGTCGGACGAACGTTTACTGGGATCATTTCCGTCCGATGCCGCATGAGTTCATGGGGCATCAAGGTAGTATTGTCCAGGATCTGGACATCAGTGATTTCCACCACCGGCATCTCGTTGAGGAGGATACGGCGGATAGCGTTGACAAACTGGGGAGGGACGCCGCGGATCTGGAACGTCATACCGAACCCCCCGAACTGGGTGGACTTGGAAGGAATCATTACGGCGTCTATAACCTCAGACATCTGTTCGTTATTGAAGTATTCGTTTTTATCTACTTGAAATTTAATGTCTACAAACGCCTACGTCCCTGTTCTCTTCTACAGCGACAAGTGTGCCAATTCCAAGGAAGTAGTGGGAACGATTCAGGCACTGAACAAAGCATCCCTGTTTCGCTTCGTCGACGTGATTACCACCCCCCGCCAGTTCTTACCTCCCGACTTGAAAAGTGTTCCCACCCTGCTGTTTCCACAGACCAAGCAGATGGTCGTAGGCAAAGCCAATATCTTCGCCCATCTCTCCAAGCCGGTCGAGAGTCGTCGCGAAATCCCGTCAGCCCGTGTCCCTGCCACCCAACCCGCCGAGCCCATGTTCTGGTCTTTCAACGAATCAGCCTTGACCACCGGTTATTCCAGCTTTGACGGACAGACTAAACTTCCCGACGACCAGCTACGGTACTCGTATCTTGATGGCGAAATTCGCACGAGCGGACAGGACGTCCAGATTCCTCAGACCACTGATGGCGAGGGCGGAAGCAAGACGGGACGCAACAATGATGTCACCTCACGAATGGAATCCATGCAGTCCATGCGTGAGGCGGAATTCAAGGCGACCGCACGACAGTAAACCGCCTCTTTACGTCAGTAATTTACATATTCCATCCATCTAACATATAACAATGTCCGCGTCCACCTATCTCAAGAGTTTCTTCCACCAGCTGTCTGAGGTCGTCAGTGAACTGACCGAAATGTTCCCCGACGACCAGGATTTCAAGGTGTTTCAGACCTACATTACGATGCTTCAGCGGACGAACCCTGGCATGGTTATTGATTCTTTTTATGAATACGTAACCCTCAAGTATGACGACAAAATCACTGCCAAGGACGAATCATTCTTTTTGGGGTACGCTGCTGCCGAGTACGCCAACGATATGCCCGATATCGTGGCAAAAATCAAGAGCTGCTGGGGCGTACTAACTGAACCCAGTAAGGCAGCGATCTGGCAGTATATCTATATTCTCAAGGAGCTTTCGAAGCGGTACAAGTCTGCTGATTAATTGAACTGGGTACATTCCCAAGCATACGGAGACGTGGGGGTCTCGGTATATGTCCAGTTGGGGTTCGACTCCTGGAGAGTCGTCAGACCAGGCATATCTGCGAGCTCCAGCCCAGTGATACGCTTCTCCATACTCGCAACGATATCTTCCAGAGCCTTCACGCGAGGAATCAGATGGTTGATATAATACTCTGACCTCTCCGCATCGTCACGAAGATCCATAAGAACTCGTGCAACCCGCTCCTCCTCGGTCTGCTCCCGCCCGTAGGTGCAGGGGCACCCATCATAACATTCGTCCACTGCCTCCCCCTGTTCTTGACGCTGCGTCTGCACATACTCGTTCCGACGCCCTTTCTGATCCTCGAACTCCAGAAACCGCTGTAGACGCTGACGACGAGACTCCAGCGTCCCCGACGTCCTGGAATGGCGAGCAAGCAGTTCGGCATTGATCTGAGACTCGGACATATTGTTGACGTTCATTTTTGTATGACCTAGATTCCCATAAAACGCTCACGATCCGTTTTTTCTAAAACGAATCGTGATTGTTGGTGAGTTGAGAAAGCATACACCCGAAATGTCGCCCGCTAACCCCCTCTACTTTGTGTTTAGCATTCGCGACGATGATATCCTGAACTGCCGCATGGCTACCTATTCCCGCCAGAAGGCAGAAGACGAGTGTCTCGTCGTTCTCCGTGGCAACGATGAAGATAACTGGGTTTGCATCGTGTCCTTTCCCTGCATATTTCGCACTGGGACTCGCGTATGGGTGTCTCTGGAGGATACTGAGGACACCACCGATGTAGAGATCGTCTCCGTCGTCGATCAGGAGGAGCTGATTTCCCAGGGTGCTGGCTGGGTGGACGATCTGGTGATTGTTTAGCCGGTGAGGTACACGTAACTGATCGTCACTAACCCATCAGCAGCGGATCCACCCATCGCAGAATTTGACGGATTGGTCGAAAACGCAACTCCACCCGCTCCGCCACCACCTGCACACCCTACCACTGTAGCATAGTTTCCGGTGCTTCCACTAATAGTCTGCTGTCCTCCAGCTCCAATGCCCCCTCCAGCACCTCCGTAATTCGAGTATACAGCTCCGCCAGCAGCCCCACGCGAAGATCCGTTGCTTCCAGTATTTGACGTGTAGTCCCCTGTAAAAGTTACCAAGGATCCTTGACCTCCACCAAAACCACCTCCTCCGCCATTGTTGTTTGTACCCGGATCACCACCCGTTCCACCCGCTCCGACGCCAGCGTACCCGGTACCCGAACCTCCCGCCCTACCGTTTCCGCCACCACCACCTCCGCCTCCCGAAGCATACGATACAACGTTTCCGGTTAGTTGGACGTATGACCCTGTACCTCCTCCTCCACCATTTCCTGCTGTCCCCGCAGTTCCAGCTTTTCCAGCTGCGAGGGTTATGACGGAGGGGGGTTGTATAGGTCCCGTTCCGTTCGAGAAAAGGAGGGTTCCACCCTGTCCACCCCCACCCCCACCCTGAGTCGATATCGCATTTCCTCCCCATCCTCCTGCACCTCCCCCTCCACCACCGGCTACGATCCTCATACTGGTCACGATGAAATTCGTTGTCATGTTCACGTTCGTAGTGATTCCCGCTGCGGTTGCTGTTCCAATACGGTTTGTGCAGGTTAAGATGCTTTTTGTACTGAGAAGATTGTTTGAAAGAGCTGTAAGCCCAATCACTATATTTGAGCCTGGTGGGAGCGGCACTACGAACGGCGAGCTAACACCGTTTGATGTGGTCGATCCGTAACTGATATTGTAGGTTGTTGGGTAGTTGCTCGTCCATGTCAGGCTTACATTGCTCACATCGGAGTACCCCGTAATCGTCATGCCCGCAGGGGGGTCTGGCGGTGCGGACGTAGCCGACGCAAACGTACTTGTGAAGCCAACATTCGATGTCCTGATCTGTACGAGCGTAGCAGATCCGCTGTTCGCCATAGTAGCATTGGTTGAGGCAGTGTTGAGCAGGAACGACCCGTTCGAGTAGACGTCGTACGTCGGAGACGACTGGAAGTACGTATTTGTAGGAGCTGTCCAGGTGACAGACAACTGCGTACCTCCCGACCCCCCGCCAATTGTTACGCCTGTAGGAGGCGGAGGAGGGATGTACACCTCCGCAGGCGAATTGCAGGTGTTTCCTCCGGTAGTTGCACCGACCGAGAACACGTACAGACCTGGTGACATGTTCGATGCAGTATAGCCAGAATTCTGAATCAGGTATGTAATTGAATCCGAGTTGGAATAGTATTTGCTGGACGTAATTGCCGGGTACGTACTTACCTGACTTATGTTGAACGTCTGAGATTGGGGAAACACGGGATTAGTTATATTGATCACTAAAAACATGGCAGTGACACCTCCGTAATTCGAGTACCCTGAAGCGTATGGGGATCCACACAAACTTGCAGTCCCCGTTGTCGTCTGGGCGTAAAACGACGGTCCGGGCGTAGGTGTTGTCCATACGTACTCTGAAGGTCCCGTGATATTTTTTAGGGATGGCGTAATCGTGTAGCCGTCAACGCCAGCTGGGACGTTATATACGGTCTGCCCATAATTATTCGCAGCATACTGAAGTACTGAGGATGTCGGCTGTGGAGTACTGATGAGCGTTTGCAGGTAAGTATTCTTTCCAAGAACGATCTGGGTCAGCCCATCCACCGAAACAGCAGCCGCCAGGTATCCAGACGAGTTTTGGAAATATGTGACAACGTACCAAGAATATCCTTGGTCATACGAGGTAAATACACTACTAGCCGAGCTGTCACAAATTATCTGAATATCTCCCCCAAATGACACTACGGATTTGTAAGTTCCAGTGGAGTATGGTACCGTAAAGCTCCCCCCTCCATTATTTAATATAAACTGTGCCCAATAGTTCGGATAAGCTCCCATACCACCATATGTGTATCTACGTACAACTTGGTTTGACGGCGTGGCGGGATCATTCTCATTATACGATGCAAGAATGGTTGTGGCGTTGCAGTTAATCGCAATGTTTGTGAACGATCGAGGTGTGGGATCAGTTGTATGAGCACCTGGAGCAAATACATATACTGGCAATACCGAGAATGTCTCTGCGTAATCCGTGCTGATGTACATAAGCCCACAGGGATTGGCTCCAGCAGCCACAACTACTGTTGTTCCGTCTCCCGACCACGCAAGACCCGATTTCGCCCACTGGGTCTGTCCAAATACTCTCGACGATACTGGATCAACTGGTCCGTTAGCACCATAAAACGCAAGGTTCGGGTACCCACTCATCGTTGCATAGTACACTGTACCCACCGACGTAGGAGTATACACAACTCGCGATCCGTCTGGCGATACTGCAACTGCCTGTATGTTTGCTGTTGGAATCGTTATGTTAGACCACGGTGCACTGGCTCCAACGTTGCTCGACATCCAAAGTCCTCCCGTCGTTGCTACCATTGCAGTTGTTCCGTTGAGTGCAATCGCAACATTACTTGCAGTATATCCAGCACGCCCTCCAGGGTTTGTTGCACCCGTCCAGTTCAGTCCGCCGTTCAAACTGATCCAGATGTTTGAGCCAGTAGAACTGTCGTTGTCTGATGCAAGCATGATACGTCCGTTTGAGGTCATTGCTACCGAGTTCCAATCCTGCAGTCCCGGAACTCCAGTGTACTGATTGTACCTCCGAACCAGCGAGGTGGGTGTAATGTTCCACGTATCTCCCGTTGGGGTACATGGGTATATGTTCAACGCGTTACTTCCAGTTACTGTCGAAGACGTTGCGTTCGATATGAACGGAGGCGTTTCAAGAGAAGTGCTTCCGGGAATCACCAGGTTGACAGACGTCGGAAGATACCCGCTTGAGAGTCCGTTGATTGTTCCGTACAGTCTGAACGTGTAAGTGCTCCCTGCTACCCGCGTAACGGGCGAAATCTGTACGGCTGATGATGCCGAACCAATACCGAACTGCGGAAGACCGGTCTGGAGAATGAGTCCGTTTCCGTCTGTCAATGTATAGGTTTCGAGCCCGAAACCGGGGTTTCCAGAAGCAGTGAAGGTGATGGTTGTTCCGTTGTAGGAAGAATTAAAATTGGAGGGGGCTGGGCAGAAGAGTGTGATGGGAGAACTTATAGCCTGTGTCGATGGCAGACCGTTTGATAACGCTATGAGTGAAAACCTGTAGCTGGTTCCATTGACTCCTGGCTCAGTAAAGACTGAACTTGATACAAGTCCAGGAGTATTGAACGTTCCCGTTGTCAAGTTTGTCAGGAGGTATCCTGTTGGCTGTGTCACTGGAACAGTCCATGAGTTCGCAAGGTATAGACCATCATTCGAGGTGATGAGATTCGAAGGGGCTGAAATAATCGTATTCAACCCCAAACTTGCCGTCGCCACCAATCCATTGCTGTACGATGCCACTGTTAACGCGTAGTTCGTGTTATTGATGATAGGGAAGGTTATACTTGTGATACCCGTACCAACGGAGAGAGCCGCTGACAGTGTTTGGGTTGTAAGCGTGATCACGACCTTTCCGTCTACTCCTGCCGGACTTCCGCCTCCAAGAGACGCAGAGCCTCCTGATCCAAATCCAGGAAGTCCAGGTCCACCACCATCCGACACCCCGCCGTTTCGGATGAATCCCAACCCAGACACAGTGTACCCTCCACCTCCGCCCGCATCCAGAATCAAGTACGGGTTCGCAGGGTTCGGAACGTATACCGTGCTATTCCCTCCTCCCGCTCCCGCCTGCCCTACGTTGATTATGATTGTCGTATTGCTGTTGACACTGTACGTATTGGAAGCAAATCCTCCAGCTCCTACTGATCCACCCGCACCGTACGCGTACACTGATACCAGCTCGGTCGCAAGTGTTGTTATACTGTATATTCCCGGTGTCGAGTACGTCAAAGTACGAACGAACGACGTTGACGGGTCCCCGATCTGGTTTCCGTTCCCATCATAAATGATATATGGCGAATTTGGTCCATTCGTCAATGCTGGCAGCCATCTCAGCGTTGCCAGATTTCCGAGTGTTGTCACTGTTAGATTTGTCACAGGATTGACACCAAGAAACACGGGTCCAGGTGCGACTTGTGTACTACAAATACTCCCATGAAGAGCCGTGATTGCGAAGTTGTAGTTACGGTATACGCCCAATGCAGCCGATGATATTGAGATGTACAGCTCCGTCAAGTTCGACGACACAGTGAGCACGCTTCCGTAGTTCCCGGCTAAGTCTGTGATGGAGTACCCTCCGTTCGGGTACTGCGACGTAGCAACTGTTGGAGCGTTGGGGAAGTACACTGTCTGCATCGCTGCCCCCCAAGTGAGAACGATTCCTGGACCGTAGGTTGTCTGGGTAACCGCCGTAGGGGGATTTGTGAACAACGATATAGGGTTTCCGACCGTTGGCGTGGACGAAACGCCGTAGTATGACGTCACAATCGAGTACGTGTACGTCTTTCCAAGTGTTGCCACAAACGTCGATGTCGACAGTGTAGAGCCCGTTGTTATGAACGTCCCGCTCTGGTCATACACGTTCCAGTAGTATGGCGGGTTTGTAGTGGGTCGAACGCCGTCGTCCTGTACTGGTGTTGTCCAGCTGAGCGTCACAGTGCTTCCGATGTTCGACACAGATAAAAGGGATACAGGTGTCGTTGAGAGTATAAACTCCGCAGACGCAGACGCGGTTGGCGAGTAGAGGTTGCTGTTTAGTGCTTGAACCGCGATATTGTACCTTTGTCCCAGGACTCCTCCCGTCCAAGTGTACGTGTTCGAGTAAATGTTTGAGGCGATAATTGCTCCTCCACACGTGTCCCATATCGTATACCCGTCCGTTGGCAGTGACGACGGATTTGTTATTGTCGCGTACAGATTCACTCCGCTGTACGATGGAAGAGCCGCAAGGTTGGTGTTCGACATTTGGTACCCGATAATTTGCGATCCAACAACTTGGGGATTGAATGAGTTGACCTGGAAACTTTGATTATAAGCTGTCCCGCTGAGACTAACGAATATCGGTTCATTACTTCCGATCGAAGCTACAATCTGAGAATACATTGCCGGCGTTAACAGGGTTGAACCAAACGTCACAGAGGGACCTCCTCCTGCGGAGGAAATGTAGATAGCATTGACACCCGCATTCGTAGCAGTGGATACGGTAAACGCATAGTTGTAATTGGATATCGTTCCGGGGATGTAGTAGGGTGGCTGATATGCGGTTCCCCAGCTTAGAGTTACAATATTTGAGTTGCGTGCGTAGGTAAGATTTGTCGGTGGGTTTGTGGATATGAGGGTGGTTGGAGATGAGACAAATGCACTTGAAAGTGAATTCGATACTGCCTGGACGTAGAGTTTTGCAGAATACCCATACGACAGGGTAATTTCGTCGACGGTGACAATACTGTTGAATGTTAATCCCCCAGCCGAAGTATTGATGAAATAGTAGTATGCGGATCCTGGTGTAGGAGATGGTGTCCAGCTTACAGTTGCGGGAATAGGTGTATTAAGTTGAATATTTAGCTGAGGCGGATCCTGTGGGTTCACCGTGATGGTTGGGGATATCGGGAGGGCGGGAGGCACGATAATCGATGCAGAGAGTGTTTTTCCTTGAACCTGATTCTTTATGCCGTAAACATCAATTTCGTACGAGTACCCTGTTGGAACGCTTCCAGTGAATACGTTGCTCGTCATCAGAGTAGGAGGAACAACTGCTGAAAGGAATGCGATGGATACATATCCATTGATACTACTCGTGTTTCCTCCTGGAATGACAGTTAGACCAGGAAGAGTTATTACGGTACTATTTACTGGGTCCCAGGCGGTTCCGTTTCCGGGACCGCCATTTGGACTTAAACCCGGAATTCCACACTGTCCGCCATCTGGAGTATAGAGCAGCGATTGTCCAGGAAGTCCTGGGACTTGTATTAAACCGTAGACAGGATCATTGTAAGAACTTATCGCTCCGCCACCCGCTCCTGCCTCGAGCTGTATTCCATTCGGCAATGTTACCACCGATGAATATGCTGCTTCTCCAGGAGTCGTAGTCCCATTTCCTAATATAAACTTTAAATTATCACCAACAATTATGTTCGTATACGTGTACTTCACGAGACCTCCAAGCCCCCCAGATCCGTACATTCCACCACACCCTCCCCCCCCACCGACTATGATATTCGCCGTTCCTGTTATTGGAGAAACTACCGTTATTTCGGGAGACCAACTATACGAGGTTCCAGAAGCCGCTTGGTAGAAGTTTGAGAATGGAGCAAGAGCTTGGAAGTAGTACGCAGTATCTGTCCATAACCCTGGGGGAGAGGTGTATCCAGTCGCAAACGTGATCTGCAAGGACACATTGATCGTTGCTGGATTTCCAGCTGGAAACGTCGCAGAGCTCAGAGAAAACAGTGCATCGCGAGGTCCTCCCGCGTTGTAGACTCCCGCCTGCAGCACATTACCACAAAATCCGTTCGTTACAGTGTAGACAGAGAACGAGTAGTTTGACAGGGCTATGAGATCTGTAAACACTCCAGTGTAGTATGTATTGCTCGCACTGTAATATGGAACTGTTACCGTAGTTGTAACACCCGATCCACACAGGGTCGATGTGAACACATACGATGTTGGATGCACGGCACCCACACGTGATGTCACGTTTGCCGCCGATACTGATACGTACGCCGTTGTATTGCTCAGAAGAACCGATGGAGAACCGTTGGGTGGTATTGATCCAATGTATAGACTGTATACTGATGACAGAGTGCTGTACACCTGGTTTCCGTACGCACTCAGCGTAAAAATATAGGTGCTCCCCGCCGACAGGTTCGTGAGAGTGTACGTTGGTCCGTTTGACTCGTACACATTCAAAATGTTTGTTTTTGAGATGGAGTACCCCGCTGTACCCTGTGCGACCGTCAAGCATATATCTGTGAGTGGAACGAAGTAGGAGGATGTCCCGACAAACGTATTGAAGGTAGCTGTCGCAGTGCCGTTTCCAGCTTTGACGAACGATGTGTCGAAGTTCGAGATTCCAGGAGGACCTGGAATACCAGGGTAGGCTTCCACCGGAAGGCTAGACACACTCTGAATTCCATTGCTGAATGCCGTAACCGTATACTGATACGCCGTTCCAGCTGTCAGTCCGCTGAACACAAACGAGGAGAGGGTTGTTGCCCCAGACACCGATGTTCCAAAATTGTCCGTGACGGTATAGTACTGCGGTACGACAGTGGTGTCGGTAGACGCAGATACATTCACACTCACTGTCGTGTTGCTGACAGATACAGACGGAGTTCCAGGAACAGGAACGTAGAAGTTAATGTACTGCGAGTTCGGCGTGATGCTCGTCAGCGTATTTCCGCCGGTAGAGTACCCCAGTGACACGATATCGTACCGGTACGACCCCCCAAAGAACGGTCCAGTTCCAGATGCCCACGTGAAGATAAGAATGGTCATACCATCGAACATAGGGCTTGGGTCGGGCTTGACAGTAAGGTTTGTTCCGTACGTATACACATTGGGAGAATTAAACGAATATGCGGTGACCGGGAATGATAGAGTTGTAAGCCCCTGACATAGAGTCAACGTCACCAAATTTGAATACGTATTCAGTTGGAGTGGATCAGTTTGATTGCATCCTAGCGAAGAAAACGTGGGGAAGACGGAATTTGTTTCATCCCAATTAGCGTCACCCCTAACCGCAGTTGACGTTACAGTGATTGTTCCGCTGATGGTAGATGTTGCGGTGGATGGTACCGTAGACGGTGTGACGGGGACAATCACTGGCGGAAGTCCTGTTTGGACATACCCGGAACTGATATTGGAAAAGTATTCTGTGATCTGGTAATTGCTGATGACCACATTGTTGCACGGGTCACCCAGTAACGTAAAGTTAATTTGGTTGCTTCCCAGAGTAAACGTTACCAAAGGAGGTGCTGGGGGTCCAGAGTAAGCCGTGTTTGTTGACCTTCCCGACAAACTCACGATTCCGCATATAGTCGAATAGACCGCAAATTGGTACGCATACCCACTTGTAACCGGCGTTGAATTCTGGAATGGAGATGATTGAGTCTGTCCACTTATATTCTGAGCCAGGAGCGGTAATATCGTATAGTAATCGTTCGGGGCAGTGTACGCTGGTCCCGCAAATGTTACCGTCAGCGTCAGTCCCTGATTTCCGCTGAAGAGAAGCGACGCCGAGGTAGGAGGTTGAGGATTTAGGTTAAACGACGACGACTGTGCAGACGGACCCGTCAAGTTGTTTCCGAACGGAGTCACCGTGAACTGGTGAGTCACGTACGATGAAACTGTGAAACTGTAATTCAAATTGTAGTACTGATCTGCCGATGCCGTTAGGCTCGTTCCCTGGTACGAGTCTACAATCTGATACTGAGTTACCGGAACCCCCCCTGCCCACGTCGATGTCAGCGTGAACAATGCAGACGGGGTTGTTCCGTCCGACACATTTGTCACGCCCGCATAACTTCCCTGGATATTCGTAGTCTGTCGCGGAGCACCGAGGTAGTATGCCGTCGAGGTAGCCGCCGACAGGTTCGTATCGTACCCCGAAGGTGGCGGATACGATGTGTCTTGCGAATACACCTTGAAACTGTATGCGAACCCTGCACTCAGGGTTCCGTTTATAAACGTTGCCGTGGGATTCACTGCGTCACTCACATTCTTCGATGCTACAACCGTACTTGCCCCGCTGATTGCCTGGACAAGGTACCCTAGAGCTCCTCCCAGCGGTCGTCCGATCGCGAGGTTCACTGTCGTATCGCAGATCGAGGTAACCGACAGTGATGTGGGTGCTGCAAAATCTGGAACGATTCCTGTGATCGTTAGAGGAGCACTGGATAACCCGTTGGCATACCCAACCGCATTGAAGCTGTACGTCGAAAGGTTGGTGAGTCCGCTTATAGTTCCTACGACCGAGGACGACGTTGCTAAAAGCGTAGTCTGAGTACTTCCAGCATAGAAGTTGTACGAGGTAGGTCGCGGACCTCCACCCAATCCAACCGTCCACCGGAAGGTCTGGTTTCCCACCTCATTCAAAACATTTGTCGGAGTACTGGGTGCACCCGCAAAAATCGTCAAATATTCAGCTGTATCCGAATACACATTGTTCGCGAACGATTTGATCAATACCGTTGTGAATGTGGACGTCTGGATATTCGAAATAACAACTGTCGGAGAGGTGAACGGATAACTCGAGATCTGACTTCCCAGCGTAACGTTACTGAAATTGACGCTGAACGTACTCGTCGCAGTTAACTGATATGCCTTGGCTAAATTCGAGTTTGTGAATACGTACCCATCGGACGCATTCGACGTTGCACTTGTAACGCGAAACGAGTACCATGATCCCTTATAGTCATCCGTAATGTCAGCAACTAAATTGCACGCAGAAACTGCCGACGATAGGACTGAAAAATTTAGAGGAGTCAAAAGTCCCGTTGATACCGAGAAACCGCAATACACTTGTGATAGATCGGTAATAACACTGCTGCTTCCGGTAAGTGTCGAAAGAAGTTTGGTTAATGACGACTGATACGTTGTAGCCAGGTACGATACTGGTTGAGGGTGAACGGTTGTGTCCGCATTGACGTTCAACGAAAGATCCGAGCGGTACAGATTGAATGTTGTGACATTCGGTGTTCCAGGTGGTCCGGGGATAAAAAAGCTTCCTGCTGGAACCGGGATGGGGTTGCCGTACCGCAAAATCTGTCCAGCAGTTCCTGTTACCGGTGCGAGCTGAAACTGGTATCCTGATCCGTTGGTGTACGGACCAATGACGATTGTTCCCGACGTCGACGTCACTGGGACAAGAAACTGTATGTCACCCAAATTGTCGTCTACCGCAATCTGGTTGAGGATGTTGGAGGGGTATACTCCCGTATAACTGATCTTCGCGTACGAACCCGAGCCAGTGAGCTGCAGACCCTGTAGAATTCCCGGTGCCGTCGCAAACGATGACAAAAACAGGGATGTCGCAGAGAGCGACGTGTAGTATCCTGGGGCGGTGTACAGACCGTTGATGTAGGGCGTAACGTAGACAAAATAGGTGACTCCAGGATCAAATTCTCCTACCGTGTAGCTTGTCGCAGGCTGGAAACTCTTGGTCGTTGATACATTCGTATTCGAGTTTGTGAACGTGAACTCTACATGATCAGTCCCTGTCATATTGTACCCGAAACTCAGGGTCATATTCACCGTCAACTGGGCGGAACAGACATCAAGCGTGGTTATCGAAATCGGGGGAACAGACGTTATCTGGTTCGTGTATACCGGAGTAAACCTCGCACCATACGCCGGGCGTGTTGTGGAATTGGCAGGAACGGTTGGAACATCGATTACGCGTTTTGGAAAATTTATACTCGCCGTTTCCAACGGCGGATTGAATCGGTTGTTCCACCGATACTCACTCATTATATGAGTTTCATACTTTTTCCACGAAAACCAAAACGGATCTGAAAGTAAGTCAGAATGGAGACAGCCACGACAACCATGGAGACCTACACTTACGACGACTATTCTCAGGAAGATTACGACAATGGAATCCTCGACTACATGACCATCCCTCTGGACTACTACGATGAGATCGAAGACCCCTGCAGCTGGTATGTGGCCTCCCTGTTTGATACTGCGGATGAGATCTAGTTTACATGTATCATCTTAAACCAAGAAATGTGCGGGATCTGGGCCTGTATAGGAAAAACCGCAGGGGGTGCAGAGACATACATTCGCCGCCTGTCAAAACGCGGACCCGAAGGTTTTTCCATTCAGGATGTAGGCCAGACAAACACATTCGCATTCTGTCGGCTCGCCATCAATGATTACGAAGGAGGCATGCAGCCAATGACCCACGGAGATACAACCTGGATATGTAATGGAGAACTTTACAACTGGAAAGAACTTCTTCATCGTCACGGATTCACTCACACGTCCGACTCAGACTGTTCCATCATCGGCCCCCTTTGGTCCCTGTTCCGCGATACCCCGTCCGCATTTTTTCGTGCTCTCGACGGAGTCTTTGCAATGGCTATTTATGACGCATCCACAGGGATTACAACCATCGGCCGAGATCCATACGGTGTCCGCCCCCTATTTTACGGTCACGGAAAGGGGTGTATCTATATTTCCAGTGAAATGAAAGCTCTGGGAGGTCTCACCGGGTATATACGCACAGTCCCACCTGGATCCTGGATGCAAATCAATACGGACGGACGAGTCACCCAGACAACACGATGGCACAATACCCCATGGGTTAAAAATCCATCCTATTCCCCTGCGTTCCCCAACGACGGTCTAGCTTTCGCGAAATCTGCCATCCGACGCAGCCTGCGAACCGCGGTCAAGAAACGAATGATGTCCGATCGTCCCATTGCTGCCCTTCTTTCTGGGGGCTTGGATTCGTCGTTGATCGCTGCTCTTGTCCAGCGTGAAATGGTCACACCGCTCCTGACATTTTCCATTGGGTTTGCCGGATCCCCCGACTTGCGACACGCCCGAATGGTTGCTGACTTTATTGGATCCCAACACACCGAGGTCGTTGTGACCCCCGACGATTTCTTCCGAGCCATTCCCGAGGTGATTCGCGACATTGAATCCTATGATATTACGACCGTCCGGGCATCCGTGGGAAACTGGCTCGTATCCAAAGCAATTCGCGAACTGACCGATGCTAAGGTCGTCTTCAACGGCGACGGATCTGACGAAGTTCTTGGGGGGTATAAGTATTTCCATCGTGCACCGAGCGACGAACATTTTGAAGACGAGTGTGGGCGTCTTCTTGACGATATCGGGATGTTCGATGTCCTGCGTAGCGACAGGTGTATTTCCTCCCACGGTCTCGAAGCCCGAACCCCTTTCCTTGATAAACAGTTCGTCGATGTCGCAAGGTCTGTGGCCACCGTATGGCGACGACCCGTCGAGGGAATTGAAAAGTGGATCCTCCGTGCGGCATTCCACGACGAGATGATCCTGCCTCACGAAGTCCTTTGGCGGAAGAAGGAAGCCTTCAGTGACGGAGTGAGCGGGACCGACAAGTCCTGGTTCGAACAAATCCAAGAACGCGTTCAACCCCTTACCCGAGACTGGGACCTTCAATCTCATAAATTCTCATACCTTCGCCCAACAACTCCAGAGGCATTTTACTACCGTAGTATCTTCCACAGATTTTACGGTTACGAATGTCAGAGTGTGATTCCGTACATGTGGATGCCTCGATGGTCTCCCGAAGCGACCGATCCATCCGCCAGAACGCTCAAAACGGATTGAAACAGTACATGGTAAGCAGAGACCATCAACAGAATGTCCGAAGCGTACCAAACCAACATCTCTCTCATCAACATGATCTTCTCTGCCTATCTCCGCCGCCGCATCCTGGAACTCGACGGCGGTATTCCCCCGACCGCCGAAATGTATTCCACCCTGTCCCGGATGTTCACCGAGAAGTTTCCAGACCGTATGTCCGTACGCCTAGAAACCGCTCTGAACATCTTCGCTCACACCATCACCATCCACCTCCTGGAGTACGAGTCGTGCGAGAACGATGTTGTTCTCTTCGTGGAGTATGCGGAGAAATACGTCAAGAGCGAACTCAAGCAGGCCCACCGCTGGTCACCTGCCCTATCCCAGGAATAGAATAGAATAGAATAGAGCAACGGGGTAATGCCTGTGGAAGGAGAGGAATTCGAAGAACTCGTCAGACGCGTTCAAAGTCTTCCGAACCAACTTTTTCACGTCATCAAGGCATTCCTTCCTCCCCTCCCTCCCCGCCCTAAACCTCGCGATAATGGCGTTCAAAAGCAGTTGGATTTGTTAGCACGATCCCCCAAGATGACAGCCATGGGGCTCTATAAAACGGAAAAGGATGATTCATAGAGTAAGGAATGCAAGAAATGATTGGGCTTCCCGTTGTCAAGCTCGTGGGCACCCTGCTCCTGACCTACTCCACACACTACGGTGCGACCAAGATGTACTCTGTCCTGTGCGTTCCCAACGGCGTGTGGGGGTACGTTCAGGGCATGTTCACCACCGGAAGCCCCATTTGTGCCGCTACCCTGACCTACGCCTCCAACTCCCAGGCTTCGTATGCTGCCATCATCACTATGACGATCTCACGTGCAGTGATGGACGCGATTCTCCCTGGAACTGGAGCATCCACTTAAACAAACACAAAACGAATTTAGCTACACCCGGTCTTTTTCCAGTTAAACACCGTCGAAGAATGGCAGGTATCGTCTTCAAGTCCGAAACCCATGTCCTTATGGGGTACCAACCCCACAAGGCGATGATCTCCGGCATCGGTGGGAAACCCAACGACTTTGAACCCGTGATCCACACCGCCTTCCGTGAAACTATTGAAGAACTGTTCGGGGTCAAACCTACCTACTGGCTGATCGTTAGTCTTGCCGAGATCTTTAAGAGTGCCCGTTCCGTCCAGAACGGAGGATACACTATGTTCGTTCTCTCATTCGACGAACTCACCCGGTTCATGAATTACGTGCAGGCTTCGGTTCAGACGTCCCCATACTACGCCAAGTTTCCTGAGAGCCTCCACGATCTTCTCCTTTGTCGTCAGGCTCCTGCCGACGCCGAGGTCACCCACCTTGCTCTGATTCCCCTGGTGACCGACTACTTTCGTGTAGACCAGCGGGATATTCCCCTGCTCACGTGAATCCTCCAACCAACAATCCTTGCAGAACCAGTCCACATCCGGCAAATCCATCCGGCATTTTTGGCATGTTTGCATTCCTTACTCCTTTTTCCATCATTTAAAAATTGTTCCTTTCAAGTTGTCTACTCCCCTCCTCTCTCTCTCCGGTCGTACCCCCCTCCTCCTCTCTCCGGTCGTACCCCCCTCCTCCTCTCTCAGCGGTTCACGATCTCCTGCCAGTTGTCGGGGACAACCGGGCTCAGATGACTGACCCGAATATGCGGATCCCCTGTTGGCGTGCTGTTGTGCTCGAACACCGCACGGTTCAGCTCGTCCTCCGCCTCCATCTGCCGCTCGTTCTCCTCCGCCATCTCCTGCCGCCTCTCCTCCTCGTCCTCGTCTGGACCATCATACTCGTCATCGAATCCGTCGTCGTAGCCACGACGGGGAATATCCTTAGCACGTGGCGGCTGGCTGCCGTCGTCGTAGTCGTAGTCCTCGTCCTCCTGGTCGTCCACACAACAGTGACAGATCACGTGGTTGTGGACGATCGCCGAATCCTGACGAGCCAGGTCGCACAGCTCGCACACCCGCCCGCCAATGCCCGTCCGAGCATTGCCGCACTGGTCGCAGTTCGGACCCGCATTCGCTGTCGTCCGAGACGCCCAAGCCTTCTCAGCACGCTTAAGATCCGCGAACGCCTTCATACTCTTCTCCATCTCCCAGTAGAAGTTGGACTCCGTAACCTCCGGACCCGCGTCGTCGTCCTCCAGGAACTCGTAGAAGTCCGCACGCAGCGTATCGTCCGCGGGATCGCCGACTATGAATGCGAACATCGTCAGGATACCCATCGGATCGCTCGACTTGAGTGCCGCCACTTTTGCACGCAGCTCGTCCACCCCATCGCCACCCCACCGCTTCACGAACTCCTCAGCCTCGCTCGGAGCCATCATCATGTACTCCTGCACCGTCATCAGGCGGTTCTCCTCCACGCTCTCGTGCCACCCCTCCGTTGCGATATTGCGAGCACACCGATCCTCCGTGCCGTGTCCGCACTTCCCCTCCAGGCACAGCCGTGCCATCTTCTCGTTGTTGTCCAGCTTGATCTGATAATGGTTGATGCTCTTGATGTTGATGCTCATGGTGTTGATATGTTCTGTAGTATGTCGTGCCGCGGCTATCCATTTTCATAGCCCATTTCCGATCCGTTTTCACGACAAAAACGGATCCGTTCGTTATCTAGAAAGGAGATGGTGCCCCCCCATACGAACATACACACAACACTTACAAAAGTCTTGTGTCTCTGTTCCCCCTACCTACACACGCATTTGTCTAAACGATTGGACTGGACACCTTTCGCAAATGTCGTACAGCACGAAGATCATCAACGCACTGGAGGCCCTTTGGACAAAGAATGTGGAGACGCAGACGGACCTTATCGCCCAGATGCTCTCCGACGTGCCCGCTGACGAGCACGAGACGGTTATGCAGGAGTGTGCAGTCTTCTGTGTCCTGTCGAACTCTACCAACTACATGAAGGATGTGAGTTGGGGAGATGTAGCTCTCCGTCGCGACGAGGCGAAGGAGAACCGGTTCGTGACGATGCCCGTTGGCGAGTGGGAGCGTACGAAGATGCTCGCCAAGGGCGACCGCTGGAACCGCCCGTGGTTCGCGTCGTGGGCTGAGTGGAAGCAGTGGGCAGATCGCATTAACGGCAAGCGTCGCCGTGCGGAGCCCAGCTCCTCGGCTCGTGAGGTGATCGAGCGTGAGCCCGACCGCGTCAAGCAGCTGCTCGAGGACCGCGAGGACATGTTCCGCTACCCCCAGCGGTACGTCAAGACGGAGGCTGAGGTGATCGCACTCATCTGCGAGACCGAGAACGCCATTGTCCGCTGGGGTGGCAAGGCACGCCTCGACAAGGTCATCGCCGCCGAGTGGGATGACGCGGTTGCGGCTGGGCAGGTGTCCGAGGAGCAGGTGGTCGCGTCCAAGGAGCTCGCCCGCCGCGAGTCCGAGTACGCCGAGTTCCCCGGGCTGGCAGCCTTCATCCAGTCCTGCGGCGAGCCGTGCCGGATGGTGATGGAGTGAAAAAACCCAAAAAA